GCGTTAAATGGTGTACCTGACCATATAACCTTACGCTTATTGGGATGCAATGCATAGTCAATAGCGGAATATACGGTATTTTCCACATTTTCAATAATAGTTGGCGATCGAGCATCTTCATCACTGATAAGGTCATCCAATATGGCCAGCTGAGGCCGTGTGTTGAGCTCCACAGTACCACGTACGCCTGTCTTGGCTCCGTGACCCGTCACAACGAACTCCTTACCTTGGGCGTTCTTAAAGTACCACCGGATGTCAGTAAACTTCGCCACTTCTAAATATTTAACTAAGAACTCGCTTTGTTGGCATCTACGCTCTAATCGTAAGCGCATCTTTTTAACACCGTTCTCAATGCTATCCGATACATATAGCGCATAGTCTACTTCCCCGAATCCGGGAATAGATCCATACACAGCGATGTATAGAAATAGGTATTCACCAAAAATAGTAGTCTTAGCTAAACCTCGAGAACACATATTAGCGATGTTCTCTTTTTTGCCCCAGATATTATCTAGCATCTGGTAGTGAATCACTGGTGTCTTGTTTTCTTCGCCCCGCTCACCGTTAACTAACTTGATAAACGATACGAACTCTAGTGCAAACTCACTAGGTACATAGTTAGGATCTGGCGCATAACTTATATCATTGAGCCATTCATCTACGAGCTTCTTAATCAAAGCCATCAATTAATCCTTTGTCGTCATCATCTAGGCTATCAAACCCAATATCGCGATCTAAGAAGCTAACACAGCTCTCATACCGGCCAGTGATTGTAGTCTTGCCGTCTTCAGCGTTAGTACACTCACCACGCATGCCGGCACTATCACCAAGCCACCAGATACAGTTTTGGCACATTTCTTCATTTGGGTTAGCCATGAGAGCTCGCTTTCATAATTGATAATACTGCTTCAGTTACTACAACACCATCAACTATAGCCTGTCCAATAAATTTAATCATCCGACTATTTTTAAAAAGCACATTTACTTCTAGAATTAGCTGATCCCCGGGGACTACAGGTTTTCTTAACTTAGCGTTATCGATAGCCATTAGATACATATCCTCACCAGGATCCGTGTCAGGCATATCTAAGAAGGCACTAGCCTGAGCTAAAGCATCTAGTACCAATACTCCTGGCATAACTGGGTTACCTGGGAAGTGACCTTGAAAGAATGGCTCATTAATCGTTACATTCTTAAGTGCTCGTACCGACATATCACTCGACTCTAATACGCGATCTACCAGTAAACAAGGATACCTATGCGCCAGTCTAGCCATAATAAGCGAAATATTATTCATCTTCTATCACCGAATACTCAGTCTCCACTATATCAACCTTCTTTGCTACGATGTCACTATGGGCGGCCTCTTGAGCACTCATCTGCCCGTTCATAATCATCTTCATTTGCTGTTGAGCTAGTGCCCTAGTAGTAGCTCGCAGGTCTTCCACTACATCATTACTATAAGCTACCTCTACCTCGAGCTTACTAGACTCAGGCGCCTTAAGGTTAGTCATGAGGCTCTCAGCTGCCTTCTGACGCACCATTTCTGACTTGGCGTTTACCATTAGGTCAGCCTGAGTGTTGATAGCACTCTGGTAGATCCCTGCATTGAGAATATGCGTAGGAACCATAGTTTGTTCCAGGATCTTCACAACTAAGGCATTCTTGCCATAATTGTCCGCAAAGCTAGCAATCTGAGACGCACTTGTCCCTGTCGCTACTAAATTTTGATATCTATCTGGGAATACTTTACTGTAAGCAGTAGAAGACTTATCTCCCATCATCTTTAGAGATACGTACTTCACTGCATTCACATAAGCCGCTAATGAATATTTACCCTTAGTTAGTACGCTAGCATAAGATAACACATTATCTCGGTAGACTCTTCGGATCTCCGACTCAGGCTCCGAGTTAACTAATTCAACAATCTCATCAGTAATATGCTTCCTGAATCGTTTATCTGGTACAGCTCCCGCCAACATCTCCTTAGTAATATGATCTGTTGTCTCAAGATCTACCTCAGTATCCTTAAGGTTAGCTAAATCACCCATTTACTAATTCTTCCCATTGTTTCCTCAGTCGTGCTTTAACACTATCATCAACAAAACACTCTTCCGGAGATACCATCCAAGTATGCCTAGTTAACCTGGCTAACACCCGGTTGTCTACCAATTCAGTCCAGTATTTGTCCCAAGTACGGCGATCTCGCTTACCCTTGAACTCCTTAATGAACTGACTCTTGTTTACCACGTTATCCTTACTCATAAACCACCATAACGGCAGTAATATTGAGCATGCACCAGTAGATAGCCTACTCTGTACCGTAGAGTCGCTATTTACCCACATAGTCTTATTCATTTGCTGGACGCCTGCAATGTCTGAGTATCCCACATGTGTTTCACCACATAGAACTGTTTATCATCCCCATTGAACAGCACACTAGGATTAATCATATACTCACGCTTAGTATATTTCCTAATTAAGTCATCCTTCTTCAAGGCTCTGACTCCATGCGTAAAATCCCACCTACTAACTCCCATCTTATCTATAAGTTGATCTGGAGTTCCCCTTATGATATTATATCTATTAGCTAAGAACATAAATTTAAGCAGCACAGTTCCGGCCGCATTCACCATAGGAATACCCCGAATACGTTCTGCCTCCTTACTATCCGTCACTAGCTTATTAAACATTAGTCTTCCCCTAGACCCTTATTAGCCAACATCTCATAAAATGCTACACCTTCACTAACCTGAGCTATATCTCTAATCAGCGTTAACGCAGTTTTATACTTAGCATTTTGATCTATAAGATCCTGGATCTGCTGTGAGGTGTGCAGCATTACTCTATTACGAGCACACTTACACACCTCACAATTACAGGTTATACAACGATTATTAATCAAGCTTCTGGCTCTTCTTAGTGACCTTCTTAGCTTCAGGCTTAGCTACGGCTTTGTCTTCCACCTTAGCCACGTCCACTTTAATTTCGTCCTTAACCTTAACAGCATCTGCTGACACTTTAGCCGGATGATTGTTACCTGAATTATAACTCCTAGCTGGAGCGCCTGAACGCGTATGAACATTGATACCTGTTTCCTTTGATCGTTCGAATGGTGTTTTAGCCATAGTATTATTTCCTTATATTTGATCTAAAAGATAACCCATATATACGTAGTTACCTACAAATAGCAACATTAAACTGCGTTTAGAGTAATATAACTAACTAAACAGCCCGTTTAATATGGTATACCGTACTGTAATTCGGCTAACCCTTTGTATTACTTATATAAAATCTTCTTAAGAAAGAAGCGTCCGATGGACTCCCGCTACGGGCTCCGCCCTTCGCGCTCATCCATCGTCCTTGGGCTCCGCCTCCTCCACATATATATTATATTATTATTATATAATATAGCGCCATGGCTCATATTCCTTTGAGCCGCACTTCCCCTACGGGAAAGTACGCCACTCCGATTATTCTCTCGCGAGAATAATCGCTTGGTGTGGCGCACCTAATTATAATTATAATAAATTACCTTAACTAATAAGTTCGCTAAAGCGAACACAGTATTAGTCAGATAGGGTTAGGGAAAGAGTACTAGTTGCGAATGATTAGCAACAAAACTTAAGGCTAATTTTTCATTCTAGGTATGGGTGTAGTACTAACCAGCTGGACCATCCCAGCTGAAACCCACCCCCCCATCAAACTACCCTAACGTCCCTTACACAATGGGCTAAAGCCCATCAGGTACTTACCATAACTCTAACCTATATAGGATAATACTATGAAAACAATTAACATGATCGCTGATACTGTCCAACAGTTCCTAGGCATGATCCAAAACTTCGTATCCGCAGGCAATGAAGTCTCCCTCATTACCCTCGATGCTATGAAGCAAGCTCGCGAACAGGCAGCTGCCGAGTTCGAATCTGCTAAGTAATACTAGGGGCCTTCGGGTCCCTAGTCTTTTAATACACACAACAACAAGCACACACAACACTCACAGAGAGAGAGTGTAAGAGAGGTATGTAAATACTAACTTTACTAACAATCACTATAACAACTATCACTACTAGTATACTGTACTACACTTAAGAGTATAACTATAGCTAATAGCCTCGCTAAAGCGAGTCAGGTATAGTTAGGTTAGTCCTTTGGATATGACTGTAAAACTCCTACTATATCCTCTTAAGCCTAGGCAGCTTACTAGTACCGTAGCACCGTATGTCACCGGTTAGGTCATACCGAACAGATAGGTATGTACTGAAATTACTCTGCTCTGCTCAGCCTACAGGCACTGAGTACTTAGGTTACCAAGTCCTGTATCCTAACTAATAAACCCGCTAAAGCGGGTCTGGTAATATTACCATTAACCATGACAATTGGAGAATTAACCATGGCGCTTACAAAGAATAACGAGAACAAGTTCACTAAATCTAACCAGGTTTCTAAGGATAAGTTTATCCTTGGTTCAAGTGAATGCTACTTCGAGCCAGCGCAAGCTTACAATGGTGTACTGACACCAGAGAAGCTCGCTAAGATGTTGCTAAACCAGAGCACTGTTGATGGTGTTAGCTGCGTTATCGGTGAGACCGGTGGCGAGGGTAAATCCCTTAAACTTACGTACTTCCGTAAGCACAGTAATGGTGAGACCGTTACTGAAGAAGTTCAGCATGTTGGGTTGATCACTGCGTCTGACTATAAGATGCAGCTTGGCGAGGCTCATATTGCTGAGATCCAGAATCATGTTCGTAATGAACAGATTGTTAAGCGTACCGATGCTAAGTCAGTATTGGATATGTTCTAAGAGCTAACGGGAGGGAGCTTAGGCTTTCTCCCTATTTAGAGGAGCAGTGAGAGGTGGCGCTCACTGTTCTGCTAAGTATACCAATCCCTGCAGGATAGGAGAAGGGCTTCATAACCCATGAACTACTGAGGCTGTCTAAGACAGGCCAAAGTTCACTCTCCGGCACCTACCTGAATTGAGCTGCTCACTAGAGTATTACCGGGCTCACGGAACCACAGGTAGGTGTCTTACTTGCATGATATAAAGTGCATGAGGCGAAGACGGCATGCGTATGGTGGCTAACCTAGCCTTAGGTCACCTTCCTATTCATATAACTAAGGAGTTAACCTAATGAAACATTCATTAAAGAAGTATACCACGCGTGATCTTAAGATTGCGTTTGACTCACCTAACTTCTCCATTGAGGAGACTGTTGCCATTGAAGTCGAATACCTACGGCGTTTAGATCTTGCTAACGCCGCAACGCACGAAGCTGTTGAAATGGTTCGCATTCACAACCTACCTTAGAAGGAACATGACATGAAAATCGCATTATCAATCTCTATCGCTATTGGTTTAGTTATCCTGCTTCAAGCTGCGATAACCTTAACAGTAGGTATACCGGAAGACTACCTGCACCAAGGCTACCTTGGATTAGCACTGCTAGTTGCAGCCATGGTAGGCGTAGTTTTATCATCTCTCGCTCTGTATGACATTATCATGAGAGATGCCATCCATGAATAGGATTATGCCAGTACTAACGTGGTTCGCTGGCCTATGTGCCATCGTAGTCACTCTTACATTGTTAATGGCATTTATGGCCTATGACACTGTACTCACCGACTACCAGGAGTGTATCGCTGGCGGTCAAGGCATCCACTGTCCTATGGACGAAACAAAGTAAGTACTGAGGAACCTGAGGGTTCCTCTTTACTTGGTAATAGATAGTGAGGCGATTTTTATGGTTACAGTCATTCAATCCCGCAATAAAAACCCTAATCCAAAGGCCTTGAAGCAAAAGATCAAAGACATTCAGATGTACTCCTTAGACAGTGCAAGCATACAAATGCCTCTCCAACGGAGAAAGCGTGTTGTAGCGCTGCCTGTTGTTAAAGCTACTAAGGATAAACGAGCTAAGGTTAAAGCTGCTCGTAAAGCTAATCGTAAACGTAAATCATAAGGAGATAGTGACATGCCAACCAAAGCCCAACTCGAACAGCAAATACGTACATTGAGTGACCAGCTCGTAAATGCAAATAACGCATTATCCCAACAAGAGAAAGTTACAGAGCACTGCTACAATGAGCTGGACGAGCGCAATACTGAGATACTCGAGCTCGAGAATCGTATTAAGAGCGAAGCTGACAAATTCGCACAAGTTAACAAGGAATCTACGCAATTGCTGCATGAAGCGCGTATGCTAGCTAATGCATACATGAATGTTATCCGGGAAATATCCTGCGGTTAGGAGGTACTATGTCTACAGAAGCCAACCAATGTCCTACTTGTAAAAGTCAGGACATACGTACATTAAAGACCACAGAGCGCAATCAGTACTACAACTGCAATAACTGTCATGTTGGGTACTGGTTGCCTCTCCACAAAGCTCTAAAGCCTACTCAGGTAGATCCTGTACTCTTTTGTGACGCAGCAACTATGGCTGGTAAAATCAATAAACCCTTAACATGTGATGAATGTGGAAGCCCTTCCATGTATATCGCTAGTGTATTAATGGAAAGACAGTCTGTTATCTTAAAGTGTGTCGATTGTGGCCATGCCCAGGAAGACAGCTTAGACGAGGTACTATCATGATATCATATGACTCGATTGTTGCCCTAGCCCGTTTGGTTACGGCATTCGATAACTATGAGGATAACGTTGGATTCCCTGAATTCAATCTTCCTCACGAAGAGCTAGCTCATACTCAACTAGAGAATGCTATATCCCACGCTAGGGATATCGTTGAGGAGGCTAAATTATCTAATAAAAAACCCCAACCCTGAGGAGTATAGCTACATGCATAAATCTATTGAGAATATTCTAAACAAGAAGAAACCAGAACCTGAACTACTTATCCAAGATTGCACTACATGCCAGCACAGTACCGATAACTTCGGTAGATGTATGGGGTGTGATGATTGTGACGCAGACACTTTCGACGGGTGGGAAGCCCTAACTTAACATAAGCCTTATACATTTTATCTGGCTGCACCTAATCATAAGATAATGGGGAAAAGTTTGCCAATTTTTCCTCAGTCTTTTCATATACATAAAGGAAGATCGTGATGACTGAACTAGATCAGTATGCCTTAGAGATGTCTTGGTCCACACGGGCCAGTGACGCAATCATTATCGAAGCCATTCATGGGGAAATCCCTATGAATATCGAGATGCCTATCCGAGAAGAAATCGCTGATCTGAATACCGGTACGGTAGAGGATACAGAGATATACGTTAAGTTCTTGTCTCTTATCTTAAAAGAACGGGCTCCTAAGCCTATCCAGGCGATCGCTACCCAGATGGGACATCTGGCTGGAGCATTTAAGTCCACTGATGCTTTCTTATGGGGATTACTCCTCGTAAAGAACTGTAAAGACATGGGCCTCTATTCGCTACAACAAGTAGAAGAAGAGTGGTACGTGATTCCTAGCTTCTCTTTAGATAAGAAAACTATACAAAAGCTAGATAAGCTACAGTATCTGCCACCTATGCAAGTTCAGCCTAAGAACTGGACTAACAATACTAATGGCGGATGGCTATGGGAGTCTAAGCACCTAGTACTAGGTACGCGGTTTACTAAGCATGATAAGCCACTGGCTTATGATGTTATTAATAAACTCCAAAGCATTGCTTGGGAGATTGATACAGAAACTTACCTACTCGAGAAAGATACTAACCGTAACCTCAAGAAAAAGCAGTTCCTACGGGTTGTCCACGAATATGTGGATAAGCCGTTTCACTTTGTATGGAGATACGACTCCCGTGGGAGATCTTACTCTTCGGGCTATGACTTAAATTTACAAAGTAATGAATATGGCAAAGCCTTACTTAGCTTACATAAGAAAGAAAAGATTACCAGAATGGATAATCTCCTTGTCGCTATTGCTGGTCATGCCGGCAAAGACAAACTTACCTGGGAAGATCGTATCAGCTGGGCTGTAGGCCAAGATCCTGAAACGATCGAGTGGGAAGAACCTACCCTAGGCCGTAAGGCTATCAGAGCTTACCGAGATGCTATGGACGGCCGTAAGTCCGGCTATGTAATGACCCTTGATGCTACAGCATCAGGCATTCAAATCATGGCAGCTCTATCTGGCTGCAAAAAAACAGCTAAATGGGTTAATATGATTGACCCAGATGTACGCTATGATGTGTATAACGAAGTTACTGCACGGATGAATACTAAGCTGGATACCCCAGTAAACCGTAAGGTAATCAAACAATGCGTCATGACCCACATGTATAACTCTAAGGCGACTCCAGAGGCATTATTGTCCGAGGAAGCGCTTGAGGTGTTCTATGACGTCATGGATGGAATGCTCCCAGGAGCTGATGACGTACTACAAACGATCAATGACTGCTGGAATACAGAGGCTGACCACCATACGTGGACTATGCCTGATGGGCATACTGTGTACATCCCAGTAGTTGAAGGAACCTCTGCAACCTATCGTGACCAAGACTTAGGGGATATTTCGCTAAGATACTATGAGCAGCGACCTTCAGAAAACTACAGATCCCTAGCACCTAATGTATGCCACGCTATTGATGGCTACCTTGCTAGAGAAATGATCAGACGATGCGATTTCCAATTAAGTCATATCCATGACTGCTTCGCATTTAGCCCGGATCACCTACAGTCAGTAGCTGATACCTACCGAGCTATTATGTCTGAGATTTCTTCAGGAAATCTATTTCAGGACATTCTTCGCCAGCTATCAGGAAACCCGCTTCTTGAAGTAGTAAAGTATTCCAATGATCTAGATCAATGTATTCTGGATAGTAGTTATATGCTATCCTGACACCGTGTTCGCTTCGCGGACATTACCTCCCTGGTAAAAACTTGGGCCTCTCCTTCGGGAGGGGCCTCTTTTTTTACCTAAGGTTAAACACCATACTTAAGATTACGGTGTTGAGGAGACTAAACCACACTAATTTCTTAGGAGCCATTCAATGGCGTTATTTGTAGTAAATTCCTGCGACATGAACGGGTGTTTATATTGGCGTATGGGCGACAACTGCGCCAAAGATGGGATGTGCATACAGACCACGATAGAGCTCTACACCCAATTACATGATGCCCATAACTGCCAAATTCGGCAACAAATGAATGAGTACCGATTAGAACACGCACTGGAGAGTTAACATGAGAATATCTGAATATAATAAAGGTTGTATACGTCATAGAATCTTAGATGATTTATACGAGAAAACATTAAACGAGTTATTTAAGCGCCAACAGAAGGTAGCGAAAGACGCATTTAATTACGCTGTTGCCCCTTATCTTGAAACCCTTAACTCCCTACCAGATGGGCTCGTACCTCGAGTTCAGAGCGCGCAAGTACACATTAAGTATAAATCCCCTGTCGAAGTGCATCCTGAATTTGATAACGTCAATGAGCACTGGCGCTGTAGTTTTGACACTCCCCAAATAGGATTCGTAGATACTGAGCAATATTCGTATGGTCGCGTTACCCCACACCCAGTCTCACTAGATCCTCGACAATACGAAGAAACTGCAGAGCTACTTAATGAGCTTATAGCGATTAGAGCTGAGAAGGGTAAGTTGACTCAATATCTGCGAGAGACAATGAACAAGTTTTCTGGTTCGTTGCAGCTGAGGAAAGTGTGGCCTGATACACTACATAAATATTTACCGGCTGAACCAGCCAAGACACCTAAGGCCACTATTACCAAGCCTGCGAGGAAAAAAGCTCCTGAGCTGGCCGTAGCACCAATTAATCTTAAAGCTCGCTTAACCACTAACCTACTTGAGGATTCTTAACATGTTTGACGTTAACGCTACAGAACTACGTGAGTGCCTAGTTGCAGACCTCAAAGTAGGTATTACTTCGATGGTGACATCTAGCCCAGGTATGGGCAAATCCGATATTTTTCGCTCTATAGCTAGAGAATTTCGCTTGCTTGTTATTGATCTACGGGTTTCCCAATGTGAGCCTGTAGATATGCAAGGTTTTCCTGATGTGATCGATGGCCGGATGACTTTCCGTACTCCGGAGTACTTTCCTCTAGAGAACGACCCATTGCCACTAATGCCTGAAGAAATGTGGAAAGATAAAGACGTACCTCAGTACTATGAAGGCTGGCTATTGTTCCTGGATGAGTTTAACTCAGGCAGTAAACAAACTGAAGCAGCTGCATATAAGCTAATCCTAGATCGTGAAGTATATAAGTATAAGCTTCACCCACGCTGTCGTATTGTGGCCGCTGGTAATCTGGTCACAGACCGAGCTATCGCCAACCCACAAAGCACAGCAACAACATCACGGATGACTCATTATCGTCTACGTAATGATTCCAAAATCTGGCTAGATTGGGCAAACGAGAATGAGATTGATCACCGCATCATCTCATTAATTAAGTTTAAGCCTGATCTACTACATCAATTCCGCCATGATTCAGCTGAGCTAACATTCCCATGTCCTCGTACTTGGGCATTCGCTTCTACAATTGTGAAGCCGCTCCCTGAGATCACAAACCTAACTAAAATCAGGCTTGCCGGCACAGTCGGTGAAGGCGCAGCTGTAGAATTTGATACATACGCTAAGATCTATAAGAGCCTGCCTACTATTGAGCAGATCCTTGAAGATCCCCGAGCAGGATGGAAAGTACCATCTGAGCCTAGTGAGCTATTCGCTATCACTACTATGCTTGCTCACAACATTACAGAACAGAATGCCGATAAGATCATTACGGCAACTAACCGCATCCCGCTAGAGATGCAAGTCCTGACCTTTAAGGATATCTATAAGAGAGCTCCTAAGCTAAAGAAACATCCGCTGATTAAACAGTGGATCGCAGAAAACGCATCTAATATGTTCTAGTGGCCTATCCCACCAAATTGTATTCTGGTTTGATAATTAGGAGCTTATTATGGATATTGAGTCCAAACTACTAAAAGCTAAGATTGAGATTATGACTAGATCAGTCTTTATCTCTACTATCTGCTTGAGTGTTAAACATACCATCCGAGATGACATACCTACTGCTCAGACCAATGGCCTGTCTATACAATATGGCGCAGATTTTATTAAAGACATGGCGCCACTGCAGCTCGCAGGCCTAATGGCACATGAGTGCTGGCATATTGCTTTTCAGCATTTACCACGCCGAGGAGATCGTGACCCGTATCTATGGAATGTCGCTGGTGACTATGTCATTAATAACATGCTCGTAACCGCAGGATTCGAGCTCCCAGAAGGTGGACTACTAGATCCAAAGTATGACACGACCTGGTCTACAGATATGATCTACGAAGAGCTAGTTAAAGATCCTCCCGATATCGATCCCGATTCTGTTATGTTAGATCTAGTAGATGAGCCTGGTGATGGCTCAGCTGCGGACAAGCAAGCTGCCTCCAATAGAGCACAACAAATTGTGGACATCCTAGTTAAGGCCCAAACCCATTCAAAGATGGCTGGCAAAGAAGCTGGAGAAATTCCAGGAGAAATTGACCAAGTTATCGATAAGCTACTTAATCCTATTATCCCTTGGCCGATACGTCTTCAACGTTTCCTCAATGCTCGTAATCGAGATGAGTACTCATGGAACCGTAAAAACAGACGATATCGTACATACATGCCTAGCTTGTTTAGTCATGGGTTAGGTCATCTGACTTGGGCCATGGATACCAGCGGCAGCCAAGATGATGAAGATACCCGTAGAACCCTTACAGAGATTAAATCAGTCCAAGACATGCTGCGACCAGAGAAACTAACAATATTAGATTGTGACTCCGTAATCCATAACGTATATGAAGTCGATAGCAATACAGACATCCTATCCCTGAAATTTTCTGGGGGAGGGGGCACAAGCTTCGGCCCAGTATTGGATTACGTATCAGAACACCCAACTGATGCTCTTGTGTATTTCACAGATTTACATGGAAATCTGGATATGCCACCGGTAGATTACCCTGTCTTATGGATATGTAACTCTGACCATGCGCCTGCACCATTTGGTGAAACTATTTACGTTGACCCCTAGAGGTACTTATGACCCAAATTACGACTGTAATCCTGGTAAAAGAAGATGCCCAAGACCAAGCATCCATCAGAGAGCATTATTTGCAGCCACTGGCTGATAACGGAATTCCTATGAATTCTGTACACGTATTGCCTCTGCTATATAATACCTCATCCAAAGTTTACGCTAAGACAGCAAAGGCTTATTTAAATAAGCTGATCAACAAGATCCCAGAACACACTGTTAATCTGCTAATCGCAGACAGTAATTACTTTAAGTATATTACTAAGCTACAAAAGGTAAGTGCATCCTATGGAACAATTGTTCCTGGAGGCTATACAGGCTATGAGCACTTAAATTGTATATATGTGCCTAACTATAAGTCCTTATTTAAGCAGCCAGAGAACAGAGATCTAATCACTATTGCTATCAAGACACTGGCCGGCACAAACAGTACTGTTCGCATCGACTCTGCAGAGTTTGGGTTTGCCTATGGCTCCGATCGTGAATTGCTAGACTCACTGTACCAATACCCAGAGCTAGCTGTTGATATCGAGACTTCTGGCCTTGGCTTAGATAGTGACATTCTGTCAATCGCCTTTGCATGGACTGAGCATGATGGAATCGCTATAGATTTAGCTATTAACGGATCCTACTACACCAAGAAGTTTCTAGAAACTTACCGAGGCAATATCATATTCCATAATGGCCTATTTGATGCCAAGTTGCTTATCCGCCAATGGTGGATGGAAACTAAAACAGATTACGCCGGCATGATTCATGGCGCCTTACAGTTTAAGCGAGCCCATGACACCATGCTATTAGCTTATCTAGCTAAGAATGCGACAACCAATGTATCTCTTAGTCTAAAAGACACTGCCCTCGAATATGTAGGTAACTACGCAATTGAGATTGAGGATGCTGGGAAGTATTCTAAGAAAGAACTACTCGAGTATAACTTAATCGATGCACTTGGTACTTTTTACCTATGGAATAAGTACCAAGCTGAAGTGTCCTCTGAGACCTATCAAGTAATATTCCAGCCTAGTATATACCCACTACTGAAGATGATGCTCACAGGTCTTCCAATTGACACTGATCGAGCTAATGAAGTAGATCGCATATTCGAGGTTCAAGCTAAAGTACTCGAGGAGCAGATTCAGCTGAATCCGTATGTCAAAGAGTTTAATGACCTGTTTCGTGTAGAAGAATGCCTTAAGGCCAATGCTAAGCTTAAAACGAAAGTTAAGCCAATTGAGGAATTCGATCATATTAACTTTAACCCAGGTAGCGGTACTCAGCTGGCCAAACTACTATTTGAGCAGTTAAAGCTACCTATCCTAGAGACCACTAAGACAGGACAGCCTGCTACAGGCGGAGCAGTCTTAAAAGACCTAACTAACCACACTACAGATCAAGATATCCTAGACCTATTGTCACAGACTCAGGAACTATCAGATGTCTTGAAGATTAAGAACACCTTTATTAAACCATTCCTTCAAGAACCTGGTTGGGTACATGGTAACCTTAAGCTCGGTGGGACGCAGTCTGGCCGCCTATCCAGTAACAACCCGAACCTTACTAATCTTCCCGCACATGGGAAGATGGGCAAGATAGTGAAAAGTTGTGTTAAGGCTCCTCCCGGATGGCTATTCTGTGGTGCTGATTTCAGCGCCTTGGAAGAACGTATCGGGGCTATCTTAAGCCAAGATCCTAACCGAGTAAAAGTCTATACTGATGGCTTTGATGGGCACTCTATGAGAGCTTATAAGTACTTTGCAGATCAAATGCCTGACATCGATCCAGATGACGTTGATAGCATTAACTCCATTGAGCATAAGTACCCAAAGCTACGTAGAAAATCTAAGGGCCCGACATTTGCACTACAGTATCTCGGCACTTGGCATACACTGCATAAACGTGGTGGCTTTCCTGTAGATCAAGCTCATCAGATCGAGGATGCATATCACGATTTGTATAAAGTCTCTGGCGAGTTTAACAAAATAAACCAAAACTTCATGGAGAAGCATGGGTATGTGGAATGTGCCTTTGGCCTTAAGCTCAGGACTCCTATTGTAGGACAAACTATCTTAGGTAACTCTAAGACTCCTTACGAAGCTGAAGCTGAAGTACGCAGCGCCAACAATGCTGTAACCCAATCCTGGGGCATGCTGCTCAATAGAGCTATGATTGCCACAAATGAGCGCATCGAAGCGAATGGATATGGCACTAGTATTTTACCAATTAATATGATTCACGATGCTGGGTACTTCTTAGTTAAAGATGACCCAGCGACAATCCAATTTTTGAACAACACACTGATTGAAGAAATGGAATGGAATGACCATCCATTAATTAAATCAGATGATGTGCCTATGCGAGCTTCTCTCGAGATCGGACAATCTTGGGCTGAGCTATTCACCCTACCAAATCATGCGACTATTAAGGAAATTGAAGATGTCCTTCACACTATCCCAAGATCAGCAGAAAGCACTTGATGGTATCTGCGATCTATTTTTTAACTGCGCTCCAACAATTCACTCCGTTGCTGTACTAACTGGCTCTGCCGGCACCGGCAAGACAACGGTAGTTAACGACCTACTACGTCGTATTAAAGCCCAAAGCGGCCATACTGTTGTACTCTGCGCCTCAACTCATCGTGCTGGCCAGGTATTATCTGATGTTGTTGGCGCTGAAGTGGTTACCGCCCACTCAGCATTTAAGCTGAAGCCGGGAGTAACTCGCTATGGCAAACAAGTCCTAAATCCTGGTGGCGCATGCAAGATCCCTCACGGATCGATCGTCATCATTGATGAGAGCTCTATGATTGGGGATCAATTCTTACGGGCTATTACAGACATTGTTACCAAACGAGCTCTTAAGTTACTCTTCGTTGGTGACCCCTATCAATTAGCTCCTCCTAAAGATAAGTGCAGCTTATTCGATGGATCTATTCCTACGTTTACGCTCACCCAAGTACACCGCCAAGCGGCAGGTAATCCTATTCTAGCGAAAGCTATGGAATTTCGGGACTTTATCCAAGGCATGGTTCCAACGGAACCAACCTTAATTACAGAGCTAGATAGTAATGGACATGGTATACATGTGCTGCCACACGCTGAATTTGTTCAAAGTTTCGTTAAGAAGTATGTGGATTACGATCCAAGTACGGTAGTGGATGTACCTATGTGTACGTACACTAACGAATCAGCAATTAACTATAACAACCTCATTCGCAAAGCTACTTTCTTCCTGGATGGGACTATTGAGCCCTACTACATTGGAGAACGTTTCGTATCTAACAGCATCGTCCAAGAAGCTGAAAAGACAATACTCGCCAATAATGAAATTGTTGAGATTGTAGAATACGAGCTTAATTCTCTACATGGGATTCCTGGGTATTTCCTAACCGTTAATGGCCAATTCCCTCTATGGAAAGGTGGCTCAACTCGTAAGAAAGTATTCGCTCCGCTGAGCCTTAGTGCAGCAAGCGTAGTACTGGACCAATTAAAAAAGACCGCTATCCAAGCTAAGAATAAAGCTGCTTGGGTGGAGTATTATATGGTGCTAAACTCTATGGCCGATTTACGACCTCCGTTTGCCGGCACTACTCATAAAGCTCAAGGTGGTACCTTCTCAGCTGTATTTGTAGACCAACAAAATATCCGGAAATGTCACGATCCGATGACGAGAGCACGACTTATGTACGTTGCTCTCACCAGGGCTCGGACGAATGCTTACTTTAACTCATAGGAACTATCTTCATGGCTTACGAATATACCAATACTCACAATGTCTCATTAGCACTTGCTGTCTTCTTGATGTACGATTCGTATGATTACGATGACCGCCCTAACTCAGTTAGTGCTACAGGCATTATCCGTTCTTTGCGCCAGCTAGTGCTAATGCAGCAAAACAAAGGCTTGGAGAAGAAAGTAGATATCGCAGACTTAGTGGCTTCACGTATGGGCTCAGCTATCCACGATGGCTGTGAGCTTGCCTGGTCAGATACCAATAACGTACATCGTGCGTTAGCTGCTCTAGGTGCTTCAGATGAAGCTATCAAGAAAGTGAAGATCAATCCTACTGAGCTAAAGCCAGGAGATATTCCCGTCTATATCGAGCAACGCGCAGAGCGTGAGCTAGGTAAATGGATCGTCACTGGTAAATATGACATCGTTCTCGATGGAACTCTTAACGATTATAAGTCTACCAGTGTATGGACATATATTTATGACTCCAACTCCGAGAACTACAGCAAGCAGGGTAGTATCTATAAGTTCCTAAACCCTGAGAAGATCACTAGTGACTACATCAACATTAACTACATCTTCACAGACTGGTCAGCTACTAAAGCCCGCCAGGATCCTAAGTATCCTCAACAGCGAGTACTTACAAAACCATACCCACTATGGTCTGTAGAAGAGACTACGGCATGGTTAACAAGTAAGCTCGAGCAGTTAGAAGCATTGGTCGATCAGCCTCAGGAAACACTGCCTGAGTGTAATGATGATGAGCTATGGGCCAGTGAAACGGTCTATAAATACTTTAAAAACCCAGCTAAGACTGAACGAGCTACAAAAAACTTTACTACAATGGATGAAGCTATGGTTCGTTGTGCTACGGACGGTAATGTCGGCGTAATTAAAACAGTGCCTGGTGAAGTAAAAGCATGTCGTTACTGCCCGGTGGTCAACGTATGCCAACAAGCTGATCGGATGCTAGCATCAGGTCGGTTAACGTTATAATTACGTTAGAGCCATCCTTAAGGCACATCTTTGCCTGTTAATGTTAAATGGAGAATCCCCTCGTGAAAAAGTATCACCCATTCTCTGAGAAGATTGTCGATATCTTAGTTCGCAAAGTGAATAATGATAATCGGCATTTCTTCCGGATCCTCGTCGCCTATTATTTATCTAAAGTAGCATCTATGATGCGCTGTAACATCCAAACTAACGACAGGGATGTCATACCTGTTAACACCTATGTGCTTAACCTCATGATATCAGGCACTGGTAAGGGCCATTCCACCAATATCTTAGAGCGTGAGTTCGTAGCTCACTTTAAGAAGCCTTATCTCGATAAGGTATTTCCTCGTCAGGCAGAAGTGCATTTAGCAACTCTAGCTGATGAGAAGGCTAAGAACCGTATTGGTACTAACCAGACAGTTCTATCCTTCCCTGAAGAAGCGGCCGTACAGCTGGACAAGTTCCAAGCTCACTTCGACCGCCTAGGGGAACTAGCATTTAGCTTTGATAGTGGCACAGCTCCAGCTGTTAAACAAATGCGTGAGAAACTCCTATTGGCTGGCGCTGGTTCAATGAACCTGGAGCTAGACGAAGTAGGCTCCAATATGGGCAGCAATGTCGAGGTCTTGAATACTTTCCTAGAATTGTATGATATTGGCCTCATTAAGCAGAAACTCATTAAGAATACGATGGAGAATATTCGCTCAGAAGAACTTCCTGGCAATACTCCTACTAACCTTATGATGTTCGGTACTCCAACTAAGCTATTAGATGGCGGCCGTACTGAAGAAGAGTTTAAGCAGTTCCTGGAGACAGGCTATGCAAGACGGTTATTGTTTGGATACACTATCCAGACTCACCGGAAAAAGCATAACACTGCGGAAGAACGGTATGACCAAATGGTAGACAAAACCTTGGCTGCCGATATGAAAGCTATTCAACAGCGGTTTGCTAACTACGCATCGATGCCATTCAACCCAATACTTAAAGTATCTAAAGAGAACTCGATTTACCTAATTAAGTATCAGATCCGCTGTGAAGAAGCTGCAGACGATATGAAAGAGCATATGTCTGTTCACAAAGCAGAGCTCATGCATCGGTACTACAAAGCACTCAAATTAGCTGGAGCTTACGCATTTGCTGATAACTCTTCAGAGATCACTAAGGAGCATCTAGACTACGCAATTAGCCTCGTAGAGGACTCAGGTGAAGCATTCCATGAGATCATGCGTAAACAGGGCCCATACGAGCGCCTAGCGCACTACCTAGCGGACTGTTCCCTAGAAGTGACCCAACATGAGCTAATTGAAGAGCTGCCCTTCTACAAGGGCTCAGAGGTTCAGAGACGAGACCTCATGACGTTAGCTATGTCCTATGGATATAAGAACAACATCATTATCAAGAAGCGATCGGTAGATGCCATTGAATTCTTCTCTGGTGAGACGCTGATTGAGACTGATCTAGGGCAATTGTGTGTAGGTGTGAGCACCGATATCACTCATGGATACACAGCTCAGCATCCTCCGTTTGACCAAATCTACAAGCTCACAACTGCAAAGGATTACCATTATACAGCGCATGCGTATGTAAATGGACACCGCAAAGGTGAGAATGCCATCCCAGGTTTCAATCTAGTTATCCTGGATTGTGATGGTGACGTGCGATTATCTACAGTTAAAGTTCTTTTGGAAGACTATAAGTTTATGGTCTCAACTACCAAGAGGCATACCAGAGAAACTAACAGGTTCAGGCTGATACTTCCCTTATCTCATAGGGTTAAGTTGACGCCTCAAGAGTATTCACGCTTCATGTCTAATGTCTTCGAGTGGCTGCCATTCCCAGTGGATGAAGCGGCTAAGGACATCGCACGGAAGTGGGCTACGCACCCTGGGCAATACGAGTATAACGATGGTCAGCTATTAGACGCGACTATGTTTATACCTGAGACGAAGAGATCTGATGAAACTAAGGCCCAAATTACAACGCAAGGCGTTAACAATATTGAGCGGTGGTTCATTACTCATACGTCTACTGGCAATCGTGCCACTCATCTGTACCGTTACGGGATGGTCTTAATTGACGCAGGCGTCCAATTAGGAGAAATAGTAGAGAAGCTTGAAGTTATGAATGCTTCACTCGAATCTCCATTACCAGAAGACCAATTCCGCAACAGTACGGTGACTTCTATTAGTAAAGAGTTCCGTAGTAGGAATTAGGAGAACCCATGGCTTCACACAGATTCTGTAAAAACTGCCACTTATGGCAAAACACTCTATTCTCTTTCGCTACCGGGAATGGCAATTGTGCCTTATTCACGGGTAGCACTGAGCTAACAACAACGCCTGAGACAGAGTGCCCGCTAGACTGGACATTTATACGTTCTAAAGGCGAATGGGATACGGTTAAAGAAAACCGTGATAACCCCAAATCTTAACTAAGGACACTAATATGCCCACAAATGATCATTTAATCCTGATCTCTGGTAAGTCCGCAACTGGTAAATCAGCCAGTTTGCGGGATATCGTCGATCAGCCTGGGGTAATCTACCTCAACTGCGAGAATGGTAAGAAGTTGCCATTTAAGAATGCCTTTAAATCGTTAACCATTACCGATCCTGCTCAGATTTACCAAGCATTTTCTGAAGCTGAGAAGGAACACATGGCAGGGGTGCATACTATTGTCATCGATACTCTCACGTATATGATGGATATGTATGAAAGTACTAAAGTCATTGGTGCGGCTAATGGCCAGCAAGCGTGGGGCAATTACGCTCAGTTCTTTAAAGTGCTAATGTCCCAAGTTGTAGCTAAATCTACGAAAAACGTTATCTTCTTAGGTCACACTGCTGACATCCAGAATGAAGCTGAGATGGTTATGGAAACTATGGTGAAAGTCAAAGGTTCCTTGATGAATAATGGTATTGAGAGTTTCTTCACTAATGTTATCTCTACGAAGAAGATCCCACTGCCTAAATTAACCGAACAGTTAGCTAGTTCTCCTATGCTAACAATTACGGATGAAGACGAGATTAACGGCTTTAAATATGTCTTCCAGACTCGCTTAACTAAAGAGACTGTGAATGAGCGTATACGTGCGCCTATGGGCATGTGGGAGGTCAACGAGACATATATCGATAATAATACTCAATTCGTTATCGATCGATTGCACGAGTACTATAGTTAGGTTAGTGTTTTGTGGCATTGGTACAGCATTATCAGAGCCACGTTAAACTTATCTAATGCAGGGTAGGACTTTAGTGGCCTATCTTATGGGGCGCTTCCTAACTGAAGGGCCTGCCTGAACTGAAGTGTTCTAAAATACTAGTCCTCTCCGGACGTTGGCGGCAAACTGCGAATGGAGAGGCATTTATTTACTCTTTGGGTGGCGGTGAGTGTACTCAAATACATATAGCCGGGTTATAGCTCCCTCTGGCCCAGGCTCCACTGCCACCCGAAGCTCTTCTCTTACATGAAAGGTCTTACTATGGCACTGAGCGAAAAAGAAAAACTAATTGGTAAAATGGTACATGCATCAACGGCTGTCGGAATCCTAGTAGTCCGAGAAATCGCAGCGGAAGCCCGATCACGGCAACCTGGTATGACGCTAAAGCAGTTTATGACTGTGCTCGATCAATACGAAACCCGAGCTAAACGGCAGATGCAGGATGACGATGTCATAATTAACCTTTAGGATCTCCGATGATTTTAGAAGACGTTAGTATCCAAGATGCAGACGATCCAGATGAGGAAATAGTTATGGTATTCCACTTTGACCAAGGAACCTTAGCATTTGAATGCCCAATTGCAGCTACGCATGACGAAGTCATCGCAGCTATGAGAGCTTTCTTAGATACAGCTGAAGGCATTCTTAAGAGCCAAACTACCTTCCACTAACTATAAATATAGCTATCAACGGTGACATTGTATGGTATAATGATCGCCCTTTAACTCCCAGAACATAAGGAATAAATATGACAGATACATGGGAACTACCTCCGTCAGTTGAAACACAATCCATTGAACGAGTCGGCGGCTCTTTCGCTTGGGAGTCTGGTGTATACGATGCTGTTGTCAGCATGGCATACCTAGATCAATCCAAAGGTGGAGCTGTGAGCTTGAACGTTATCCTCAAGAATGCCCAAGGCAAAGAGCTGAAGGAATCTATGTGGATTAAGTCAGGCGATAAGAAAGGCAATAAGACGTACTATACCGATAAAGATGGTAAAGATCGTCCGTTGCCAGGTTACTCAGTAGCTAACTCGCTCTGTGTATCCGCTATGGGTAAGAGCTTGGCAGACGCCATGAAGACACCTGAAAAGAAAATCGTTAACATCTACAACTATGAGCAGTCTAAGGAAGTTCCTACTGAACGTCCGGTACTGGTCGAGCTAATCAATAAGCCAGTTAAAGTTGCTGTCCATCAGATCTTGGAAAACAAGAACGTTAAAGATGACAGCGGCAATTATGTGCCAGGTCCAGATACTCGTACAGTTAACGAGTTTAAGTTCTTTGGTAACACAGCTGGTTTAACTGCCGAAGAGATCCTCGCAGAGGGTGAGGCTGTTATGTTCGATAAATGGGCCGCAAAGAATACCGGCACAGTTATCGATAAGACAGTCAAGAAAGATAACGCTGCTACTTCAGCTGCGTCTATTATGGGTGCGTCTGCAGCTACCGACGATACTGCTACTACAGGATCGTTGTTCGGCTAATGCGCGTCTGCGGGATTGACCCCGGCAACTATGGAGCCGTGTGTGTGATAGATTCAACGGATCTATCCTCACCGGCTCTATTGGATTTCCATCGTTCATCTACCTATGACATCGCCAACTGGATTCATTCCCAGTCAGTTGATGTCGTATGGGTAGAGGAGCTTCATTCGATATACCAAGTCACAGCCAAGGCTAACTTTGGTTTGGGACGAAGTGTAGGAACTGCTTTAACTATAGCTGAAATCATCAACAAAGGTCTTAAGCCTAGACTAATTAAGCCTAAAGCTTGGCAGAAATTTGTAGGAGTTACTGCTAAAGGCAAAGCTATTAAAAATGATGTTGCTGCACTAGCAACCAAACTGTACCCACTTGCAGATCTCCATGGTCCAAAGGGCGGCCTGAAAGACGGAAGATCAGATGCCTTAATGATTGCTCATTATGGCCTTCACCATACTCCATAAGGAATTTGTCATGAAAATCGAAATTGACATCGATATTGAAGAAATTGTACGCGAGGAAGTTCGTACGTACATCAAAGAGAACCTCATCATCAATAATATCTCAGGCAACGTGCATACTGCAGCAACCGCCTCTGGTGTTACTGTACGTGCATCTGCAGAGAATAAAGCATCTGTTAAATCAGAATCTTCTGCTAAGGCCGACACTGAAGAAGAAATTCAGTGGGAGTACGCACCTAAGTTTGGCAGTCGCCGTAATAAGGTAGAAATTGCCTTGCATGAGAAAGAGCTGGCTGCCGGTCGCTTACTTACACCAGAAGAAAAGGGTGTACTTGAAGCTGACATGGAAATGTCTGAAGAGCGCCAATTGAAAGCTAAAGAAGATGCTCGTAAAAAAGCTCGCATCGACGAGATTACAGCTGCTGGCTTAGCTGCAGCTGATAAAGAACTAGCTGAAGAAGCGGCTGCTGCTGAATCTGCAGAGGATGAAGACTCTGACACTGTAGAAGACGAAAGAGACGGTAGTGAGCTATTCCTAGAAGGAGAAACTACCTCTGAGGACAATGACAGTGCCGAAGATACTGTCATGCCTGGTGAGGAAACTCACGAGATTCCTAAAACGGAGAAGCTAGATAATCTAGATTCACTGTTCGCATGAAAGACTTCCTAACAACGGCGAAAGCATTAGTAATCACTCTCGGGTGCTTGCTAATTGCGATCCCCTTATTTGTTGGGGTCATGTGGCTTACACCGATTGTCGTCATAGCGGCAATCGGTGGCTGCCTCTTTATTATCATCAAAATCTTACTTCACGAAACTCCGGACTCTCCCTCAGATCCTTAATCAAAAGGGGAGATATCCAAAGCATTCTCAAGACCGTGTATAGTCGTAGCTGAATCAAATAATTCATCCTGTTGGAAGAGATGAGGTAACAAGTCGCCTACAAACACTGAACCATTAATGTTAGCTAAAGTATCTAATCCTGTAACAGATTGAAGCCCTGCAGCTGTCATAACCATAGTTGGAGACTTCTGGATCATGCTTGCAGCAGATCTTGTGTTCCGTAGCTTATATGACAGGAACGCAGTGAACCCCAATGAGTTTATAGTCTCCAGCCATGGATGCATGTTCTCATCAAACAGAACGAAAGCATCAATTGACTCTTGTAATGCTACGTCAAACGATTGCCCTTTTACGTCAACTGCGTGACTAATCATTGCATATCGGCTCAAGAAGTCAGTCAACTGTACTACTTCTTTATGCTTCCGATACACAAAGCTACTCTTAGCTAAAACAATGTTCTTAGCAATATCAGTTACTAGTTCCGGAACCTTATCCGAGTACTTCGTGATCCGCTCTGCCTGTAGTACTTTCTGTGTACGATCTATAAAGCCTTCTGTTGATGCTGTGTTCACATCCTCAACAATCAATGAGTTCAGGCCTACTGAGCTCATAAGATGCACTGGGTTACGCTCAATCTCAGCTCCCAATGCTGCTTTCTGCCGCTCAAGTGCTGCCTTCTGCGCACCTGTAGCTAGCTGTATCTTATGGTGAACATCGCGGTACAGCTGCGTATCCGCTTCATAGCGCTTATACGCCTTATATCCCTCAGCCATTTTAGTTACTGCGTATCGTGGGGATATTTTACGAATTCCCAACTGGTAGATATTACTTACCATGTTATTGATAAGAACCATCAACGTAGCCATAACAACACGTTCCATACCAAACGCCATCACCTGACGTACGCTGTAATGGAACTTTTTCATAAAGGCCCTTAGAGGAGCTAATAGCTCTCCCTGTATACCCGGGATGTTGCTCATGTCCTTCGCAGTGTACCCAAATACCTTATAAATCACTGCATCACGTACTTTAAACTCACCGTTGAGTGAATACTGCTGCATATACTCTTTTACTTCTTCAGGTAACTTCAGGTACTTCTCGTAATGCTCCCCTTCAGGATCCAGTATGTTAATAAACTTTCCTTTGTAGCTTGGCTCTAAGCCAACCCACTCATCGACCAATAAGTCAATCGTACGTTTATCAGCATCTACTGTGTTTTTCTTACTAATGTAAGATGAGTTCATATTCGCGAATACATTTTGATACTCAAGATCAGGCTCAAATATAGTCTCTACATTATAGGCATCCATAATGATGCGATAATCTACAATATTGTTATTCTCATCGCGAATAGGACGAAGCTTCTGATCAGGAATTTCCTTCCCCTCTTTAGCTAACTTACGCTGATCCTTACGTACTTCATTAACCTTGCGGCGGATCGCCAAGTAATCTGGCACACCCTTACTATCTTGGAATGCTTTATCTTTAGCTAGTATCTCACTCAAAGAAGTACCACTATGGTGCTTACCTGTTGTAGATAGGATACCAGATACGTGTCTAATCTCTGGAGACCATTTAGCTACAAACATGTGGGTATGAGCCTGTGGTACATTAGGAATTTTGCCTAACTTGTAAGGTAGCGTGAACCCTTCACGAGCCATTTGCTTTGTGTCAGCTAAAGTCCCAGTCTTCACATCAGTCAGATTATCAATCTTATCTACAGTCCAACCCTTCTGCATCTGCGTCGGATTACCACTAAATAGATCTCTACGGGATACATTTACATACGCTCTATGGGCTTCCAACATATACTGGAATGCGTTCTCCTTAGGATCAGCTTTCATTTCAGCTTCCATTAGGGAATTAACCATAGCTAAATCTGAAGTCTGGTGCTCCTGGAGAGCCGTTAATGTAGCAATCGCATCCAGGCGCCGCACGTTATCAGTAGTTGTCTGCTCAGAAGTTAGAAAGCTCTGAGCGATACTATGAACGTTAAAATGTGCATCAGGTAGTTTAGACACCTGAGTCACCAAGAACTGTCCTAATTCCTCTGTATAGCGGATAGCGTCACTATTGCCTTTAAAGCCTGTAGCCTTAATGAGCTTAGCCTTCTCACGTTTAATAAGGTCCGGAGAATTAAGCAACATACGAATTTGCGCAGGATTATATCCAGCGCTTAGTAGGCTACTTAGGTCACTTTTATAGACTACTCGAGTTATAGCCTGACGAGCCTTGAGAGTAATCTCCTCTGGCTTAGTAGCTTTCCACGACCCTTCCAATCTGAAGATCGCATCTCTAGCTACTTGCTGGTAGAGCTTACCGATATTCACTTTAGTAAATAGTAATGCCTTTACCAAATCTGCTGTTAAGGCGCCTCCGCCCATCTCATCAAAGATGTGCTTCATAACATCGCCCATGCTGGCATAGGCTGCCATCGTAGCCGTCTGGCGACCTGCTCCCTCACCTATGGCTACAATGCCGCCACCGATCACTGCATTCGAGAATCGGCTAGCTATGTTTCCAGGGTTAGAGCTAATTGCTTGCTGTACCCTATCTTGAACAAATTTACGGATCTTTGAGTCTGCTGCATTAATGTACTTGCCTGACACATTCTCAATACTATCTAACTTGCTTTCGTGACCAGACTGTATCTCTATCAACTGAGCTGCGATAGCTACCATTTCTTCATATGAGTTAGTAGATTTGCGCTTATTAATAGCCCGAAGGAATTGATCTAAAATCACATCAACAATGTGCTGCAGCTGAGCTAAGAACCCATCACCGCGCTCCGGCCGGCGACTGTCGAATGTCTTCAACGCTTTGATCACTGCTTCATTCGTAACAGCATAAGCCAGGAATTCCTCTGGCACATTACGTGCTTCCGGGCCAAACAAATAATTATACTGTTTCTTAGCCAGGGCTATTTCAGCTGGTGTAGAATTAGCTAAGCTATCACTCAAGAATACTTTGTAGCCGCCCATCTTATCTATAGCTTTACGAGCATTATTTCTGACTCTACGAATCTGCTCCCCAATCAGTTTATTATCTGCGATCGCTGTGACAGTGAGAGCATGCAGTAGTTCGTGAACATATGTCTCCTGTGGAGAGTACTCATTACGAGCTCCTGGGACATCACGGCTCAGTGATACCGTTACACGCTTGTCTGCAGCATCGTAGTTGCCTTGTGTCATTCCATCGATCTGCTCTAGTGTTAACTTGAGCTTCGATACGTGATCCATACCTTTAGCTAATACATCCATGATGCGGGATAGAGACTCATTATGAGCATCCATCGCTGCTTGACTTGGGTAGTACTTACGAGACAGGTTCTGGAATTTCTTAAATAGCCTTTTGACACTATCTTTGGTTATGTCTTTAGCAAATACTGTCTGCGGGTTTTCTCTCCGCTGATTATCCAAGGTCCCAAAAGTTAAGTCTTCGACAAAACTCCTCATTGCCTTATCCGCAATGGTCGTCTCGGCTGTAAAGTTTGTTGGCTTAGCGTACTTACGTAACTCAGTGCGTAAGTTCTCGAGCATTACCTCGTACGCTGCAGATCCCATCTCTTGGATGTACTCATCTGTCTTAGACGTATTGTTATCTGAGCCATTCAGCATATCCTTCAACAGACCCATAACTTGGTTCTGAGTTAGACCCTCATCTTTGAACCGCTGCTTCATTTCTTTAAGACGAGCATCAATAATTTTGTTATCACCTTCAGCTAAGCCTAGATATTCAAATGCTCCTTCGTTGGTATACCCCTGTAATACCGCTAAACCATCATCAGTACCCAAGCGCTGTAACAATGCGTCGTACTTGGCTCTCAAAGCTGGAGTAATTACTTTGGTGCTAACCTCAGGCGAACTAAAGAATATCTTTAGCTTATGCACATTAAGACTAGCTTTGACTGCCGCAATCCTACTATCTACTGACAATCCTGCATCAGGGTTAGTCACTGCCATATCCTGCGCAAACAACTGGCTAGTCCCAATACCACCTTTTTCCTCGATAAGTCCTTCTAGATCTTCTTTTACCGCTACACTTCTATCAGCTGCTGCGTCTACTACTCCTACTAGTGCAGCGAATGTTAGCGGCGGCTTATCAAAACGAAATGTATTGATGTATGCATCTCTCTTAAGCCTAGTGTTAATAGCCAATAACATAGCTTTACCTTCGGCAGTTTCCGTAATCCCTTCACCGCCTCCCAGTGCTTTAGTAGCTGCAATCATTGCATGCATCTGGTTACGCATGATGTCAGATATGTTTGTTTCACGACCATACTTGAGGTAATCCGTGTTGTACTTCTCAGAGAACTGCATAAGTACTTCTGGGCGACCAAACACCGCATCGTACAGCGGCAGTACCTCAGGATGCTTTTCCAAGGACAGCGACAGTAAAGACGCGTCCATATTAATAATACCACGAATCAATGCACTCACACCTGGCGTAGTAAATTCCCTATTTCTTGGTTGGTTAGTACGCTCAACTGCCTTATACGGATCATTGGAAGACAGGTCTTTAGTGAATGATGATACCCGATTAGCATCAGCTGCATCCCGAACACCTACGCGCTTACTGAGATCAATAAACGAATCTACAGTAGCGTCATTAAGAGGCCCTTTATATTGGGGAAGCCACTGCTTCAAGTTACCTTTAACAAGCTCAAGAATTTCTACTTCTGTTAAGGATCCTGTCCTACCTAAGTCCTTTAACTTTTTTGCATAAGCCGCTTCGTAATGTTCCATGAAAATAGAATGCATTATCTCTGCAGCCTGAACTACGCCTTCACGTAATTCCTTTGTATCTCCAAGCATGGCGTTTAGGCCAATGCTGAAGCGAGGCTCAATTACCGCTGAGATAGCAACCACTAACGGGCCCTCTTCAAAGGTAAAGTTCTGTGCCATACCCATCTTCAGACGATTGCCTAACTGATCAAGCGATCGGTCCATACGTGGGTTACTATGAATAACCTTTAGATGAGCAATAAATGTATCAATGTCTGCTTTGCCTTCTGGCGTAGATCTATTAGCCTGTAATTCACCCATAGTTTGGTACAGGTGAGTGATGATATTTCTAGCTACGCCTTGAGCAATTGCTTGGACACCACCGCCATACAAGAAAATCATAAATGGGTACTTAACTAAGTCCCTAGCTTCTGGATCCGCAAGATCTGGAAACACTGCATTCAAAGATTTGGACCGGGTATCATACGTTTCACGTAACTGCTCTACCCGATCTTCTTTCCAAAACCGCTCAACGGTGTAGTAGTCTGCTGCTGCATCTACACTCCGAGACTCAGGAGCTTGGACTTTAGACCCTAAATCAAGATAGGCATCCGTGTGTACGTCTTCCTGTTCATAGATACCACTAACTAAGTGAATCCTGCCTTCAGGATCCCTAGCTAAGTAAGTGCCTGTCTGGTTTAGGTGCTTCTCAAGATCTTCCGGAGTGTTGAACGAAGGAAACTGGAGAATGTTAATAGCAAAGCCATTGGAGATACCATCAATCTCAAGCGGTATATCCGACTTAAACGCATTCTTAAACGATGACGCTGGCTTCCCATCAGCCATATGCTGAGCCCATGCCTTACTGTATTTATCGTATTTAGCTAAGCCTAACAGCCCGGTGATCAACGAGATATCTGTTCCTTTGAATGGGCTATTGCTCGCAGTCTTTAATTTCATTAAGACCTTCGCGAATGCATCTACATCTAAGTTCTCCGCAGTCAGTAACTTGACTGCAGCTTGCACATCCGGATGAGCCGTATATTCATCAAATGTCCGGTTAATGTCTACCGGAGTCTTTTTGTCGATCTTATAGCCTAAGTTAAACATCACAGCATACTTGAACATATGAATGTTATCTTTGGTGTACGTCGTAGTTCCTTTAGGCTTAACCATGTGCCGCATGAAGTGACTGTTCTGGGCGTTAATAAGGCCTACCTGCATAATACGATGCTGGTTCATCAGCTTATATTTATAATAGAAACTAGTTAACCAGCCTTCATTGCGAGCTCGGAGCACTTCCTCTAGAGCTTGAATTTTATCCTTATTTGATGCTTCAATCGCATCTGCGTGAATCTTGATATCGCTTGCGCTCATAGACTTCACATTCATAGTAGCATGCAGCACACTCTTATGCTGCTCTGCTAGCTGCGCTACGATACTCAATGCGTCAGCTTCGCCCCACTCCACATTCTGGAGTGCCTTCAGCGTTCTACCAAGCTGTTTAGGTACATCACCAAATGAGTTGCGGATACTACGAACTGTTTGTTTAGCTGGACTCTGTAATGGCTGACTAGCATTTTCTAGCTCGACGCCACCACTGAGAACAGCGGTTGCTGCATTATGCGCCAACACCTCAATCTTATTGGTCCGGGTTTGTGTAGTAAATTTAATATGGTTATAGCTTTGTTTATGTTCGAAGTTACGACCACTTTCGTCTGCGTTACCGAAGTCCCAGACCTTAGTTTGGATAGTTAAATTCGCGACATTACTGTCAGTAACACCAGCATCCTGATTCAAAATCTCGATTGCTATCGCACCTAATGAAATGTTCAACCCTTCAGTGAAGGCCGATAATTCTGAGCTTTGTGGAGATACTCCCAAAATACCTTTAATTAACGTTCCAACATCTTGAACGGCATAACGGTAATCAATACCTAGGCCGTCCATCTCACGAGCATCTACATCACTTACATATGCCCGCTGATCCCCATACATAAACAGAGCTCTGTCCTTACGCGTAAGGAGTGGGTTATCAGACGGATTCTGTATACGCCAACTATCTGCAGCAACCATCATTGCAAATACAGCTTGTGGAGGAAGTTCTCCTGCAGTTTGTGGGTTCTGTTCACTAAACCGCTCAAGGAGTCGTTGAGGCTTACGCAAACCTGGCGTATCTGAACGACCTTCCATAGCTTTCTCAATAGGCACTCGTAGCTGCTGATACGCAGCATTGTACTCTACGTACCTATTAGCTAACGTATTGGCCATCTTGGGCTCAACGCCAATGCTAGCCAATGCATTTACAAACGGTTCCAGTTGCTCAGGCGAGCTATCTTTAGGAAAGATATGTGACGGGATATTGAATACACCGTTACGGCTTTTAGTGATCTTAATGAGATCATTGATCGTTTTATTAGCGAATGCTACCCCAGACTTTACACTAGACACTAGCTGACGAAACCCTCCTTCACCTAAGAAGTTAGCCTCTTTGCTAGGCGCTGCCGGTATCTTCGCAACCTTGATATTAGATGATGCCGAAGTCTGCTTCGGTAACATACCCATCTGCCGTAGTGCATCTATATTAGCTCGAGCTTCTATCTCAATAGCACTATCAGCTAACATCTCATTAGTTAAGTCTTCGAATCCATACTTCTTGGCGATAGTTTGGCTAAGCTTACTACGGTAATTTTTACTATCTAAAGGGTGGCTGACATGACTACGTTCATGCTCTAACACAAATTCTTGTATTTGTTCTGGCGTCATCTGGTTAATCAGATCGACTAGCTCTACACCATGCTCATCTCGCATGTAGGCTGTTACTGCAGCCTTCTGCTTAGATGATGGCTCATGCCCATCTAAGTACTCGAGTAGCTCTTCTTGAGTAATATCTTTTTTAATGACAATGCCTGAAGGAGTAGAGCGAGCTAATGCCCCATCAAGAATACTATTGTCGCCATCTACATACTTAACTGACTCTCGTTGTCCATTCGTAATAGTAACTACTAACCCATTATTCTCCGCTTCCTTAACCATGTTAGCAGTGCCACGGCTAGTGCCATCCCAGCCAGCTAAAAGGTGTGTACCCAGTTTAGCCATCTGAGCATTACCATTCTTATTCCCGTCTGCCGGCATAGCAATCACTGGGATGCCCAATTCAGCAGCTAATGCTTCACCATACTGGTCTACACCACTAGCAGTTCCAGAAATAATAGCTACATCATCAATAGACTTCCCTCTAAGGAATCTATTGAGCTCATACCTAATGGCGTCTAGATTCTCAAAGTCACGACTACCAGCAATAATCAAGCGATATGGACGGTCTTTAGGAGCCGTAGGCTTCTCTACTTTGAGCTGCTTACGGAGCTCTTCCATTTCAGATAATACAATATCTCTATGCGCCTGGAGTGCATTCATTTCTCCGCCCATATCTCGAGCTAATGTATTAAACTTCTTGCGATCCTCGACGGAGAGCCGCTGCGTATTCATACATACTGCGAGACTTTTCTTGGCCATGAAGTGCTACCTTTTTAAAAACATTGTAATCATCTGCATCAAGATTTCATCTTCTTGATCTATGTCTTTCAAATATACTGTATGTTTCGTAGATAAGTCACGGAATCCTTTTAACGGAACTGCCTTATCCCACACAATCGATTAAGTCTTCGACCATCTTCAATTCGGTCGATAAAGCATCCCATTGCTCTTTAGCATTAACTGTCACAGTTGTACCATCATCGTTGTACACTTCAACCTCCTGAGACTGCCATGCCGCGTCTGTATCCATAGGGTCAGTAGTCAGCTCTTTCAGTAACGCCTTCTGCTTACGTAATACTGCGTTACGAGCTAATGTGACCTTACGTTGATCTCGAGCACTCTCTGCTTCGTTTACAGCCTTAGGAGGCTTAACATTAATGTCTTGGGCTGCGTAATCAATGTTTTCAAATATCTCATCATTCACTTTAGCATTGAGTTTATCGTGATGTATCACCAGCTTGTCTGTAGGCCGGCTCAAGGCGACATACATCGCTTGGTAATGATTCTTAGCTGCTGCATCACCAGACCACGCCAGCATGCTATTTAGGCTCTCCTCAGCTACGTATACATTACGATAGGTAGATCCTTGAGACTTCCAGGCTGTGATCGCCATAGCTGGGTGAAAATCCATATTACCTAATTTACTAGCTAATGTATTTGCATCTTTAAATGCCGTATACGCACTGGCAGATTTCTCATCCTTAGCTTTAGCAAAGGCGCTGGCTACTGCTTCAGTTAATGTAACTTCCTGTTCGTTCCCGAATTGATCCCGATAAGTAGTGTTTCCATTTTGGTTCTTAAACTTAAGATCATCTGTAATCACAGGAATCTCAGTCTCGATAATCTCTTTACTAATCAAGTCCATGAGCTTAACCGTTCGATACGGTATTGTGACTCCCTGGAAGTTTAACGTTGGTGGGGACTTTTCATCAAATGGCATGATCTCAACAATTTGGTATTCGCTCGCATTACCAATAGATTGCTCTGGCGTCACATCAACTGACGTATACGACATTAAGATGTCGCCTACCGCTGGAACTCCATACTCACGTTTGTCGCCATACATTTCTTCAAACAATACGCGGTTAAGATTATACACAGATTCCATAGCTGTATTAACGCCAGTAATTTTGCCATCACGATCTCGGAAAAATTTCTTCTTCTCGTTGTTGGCTACTACCAATCTGGTGCCATATCGATTAGCGGCGTAGTCCTTAAGAAACCCTTCAATCATTGCGTCTCCGTTGTTCGCAAAGATCACTCCAGCATTGCGTACCGCATCAAATACATTTGACCGGATGTCACTAGGAATCAAACCAGCTCGCTGTATAGCTGCCGGGATGTTCTTCCAAGCATTAGTTCCTTTACGAATCTCGCGAGCAGCCATTGCAATTTTACGTCGTAGGTCACTAGGGCTATCTAGCACAGCTGTATAGCGGCGTCCTAGTTCTAGGATAGGAGAAGTTCCGACTTGACGCTGTGGCTTTAATAGGCGGATACGGTTTGAGTATGGGCTATTCTCTGCGTCATTGAACACTGGGCTATTAGCTTGCCCACCAAACTCCACACCCTTAACCGCATTCTTATCAAATGTAGTCGATCTGATTGGTGGCAACTGGGCTGAGTCACCTAAGAAGAGTACTTTAACTCCAGCATCTGCAGCAGACTTGCTAATGATATTGAGTATCTCTTCTCCCAGCATAGAAGCTTCATCAATAACTAATAGCTTCTTCCCTGCTAGAACCACTTCCTTGTTTTCACTAATAACATTTTCGTCCGCTACATTCGGAGACTCAGGAGGTCGTAGTCCTAATGCGCTCCATATAGTAGCGGTATCATTAGTTTCCAGAGCCTGAGCTAGAATTGCAGCTGCCTTATTAGTTGCTGCAGTATACTCAACCTGAGCACTCGTGATGTTCTTAGCATTCTCGATAATCTTCTTAAGGATCGTAGTCTTACCAGTACCACCACGTCCTTCTAATACAAAATTAGTGCTGCTAGGATTTGCATCATCTAGCCAAGCACCAATCTCATCAATCGCTTTACGCTGCTCAGCGTTAGCATACCCCTCTGTACCAGCAACTAAGTACTTATCTTCTCGAACAACATCATCTTCAAGATTAGCAAAGTCTTCTTCCGAGGTAACAGCTAATGGCCAGGATTCTGTCATCAGTTTTGTAAACTTATCGAAGTTTGCTCGCTTACGAGCTTCTTCGTACCAATACTGTAGATACGGCCGTATTTCGGCAGACTTCATGTCATCAACCATAACCTCAATGAAATCTACAAACTTATGGCTACCAGCCTCAATATGGTAGACAGCCAACTCAACCCCTGCAGCTAATGCTTTAGGGTCCACACCACTATTAAACTGCCCGCCTAAGGCAGCCTTACGGAGGATCTCCCGTGCTTTATCAGCTCGACTTTGTGTTACTAGCTTATTTTCTGTACCGTATTCAGCAGACTTCTTTGTAGGAGCCGGCTCAGGCACTTCTACTTGTTCTGCTACGGCTACTTCTTCTTCGACTGCTGTCTCTGTAGGAGTCTCTGCTGGTTGACTTGCTTCTGGAGTATCTTGTACTCCGCTATCTTCCGTTTCATTAACAGCAGGCTGTGCAGTAGTGCCTTCCGGTGGTCCGGAACGGGCATCCAAATCTTCCTCACCCAATGTAGTATCACTATCAGGCTCAGCTGCTGGAGTAACGTCTTCGCTGGGCTGAACGGATTCATTGTTACCGGGCTCCAAGTTATCTAAAATATTTAGCTCAGTATCACCAATCTCATCGACTAATACATTATCACCTTCAGTACTGGCATCAGCAAATTCTTGAGAGGCTTTAGCCTTACCCTTAGCTGAAGTTCCTACTGCCTTGGCATATGACGTGTTCTTATGGTTCTCCGCCAAGGATAGCATCTGAGCCCCATACTCAGCTTCAGTGCTAATTGCGTTAGCTAAGTTAGACGATGTGCTATCAATTTTTAGTACGTATTCTTTATTATTCCTGGCCTCAGTAAACTCAGCCTCAGTCATAGTGACTGGAGTATACGTCATATCACGAGGAGCATTCTTCCCAGGTGTCTTACGCTTACCTCTTAAATACACTGGTTTACCATCTGCCGATGATTTAATGAGCGCACTAGACACAGCTTCTGACTTAGCCTGCATGTTCGCTACATGCACTTTCATCTTACCTAGCGTAGTCTTAATACTCTGGGCGCCTTGTGTAGCTTTACGAGCCCCACTAGCAACCTGAGCAGTTACTGAGTTAATCTCATTGAAGTAAGTATTCATACCTGTCCAACGATCAGAGGATCCATTAATGACTTCTTGATCTACATCAGACATAGACTTGCCAACAGTAGCATCAGAAGCTTTAAGCTGTTCCTGTAAGCGCTTTGTTTCTTGCAGTCCTTTAATATGCTCAACATCAGCTGACTCAGTAGCATTATCTAATTCTGTAGTTAATACCTCGTCTGGCACTTCGGTATCTAAGATACCTAAAGGCTTATCTTTTGCCACAGATTCAACACTATCATCACCGGCAGTCTTATTAAACTCAGTAATTAATTCATCAAGCTTAGCCTTACGCCGAGCCTCTTGAGCTGGCTCTAACGCACGAGACTTAAGCGCCTTAATCTTCGAACTAGCATCTCCAGGATTAGCAGGATCTAAGACAATAGCGTCTAACTGCGCATCTAAGTCCTCATCCGTAATAGCACTAGTATCAATCTCAGCTTCTTCAACCGGGTCAACAGGAGCTGGTTCTTCTGGTGCTAGTTCAGGCTTAACTCTAGCCGGCAACTCATCGTAAGCTGCTTGTGCTGTAGCTCTATCCTCATCAGAGATGGTAGGATCTGCTAACTGCTCTCTCAGTGTATCTGCCCGAGTGCCTGCTGTGAATGCTGCAGGAGCCTTAAACGCTGCTCTAGCTGTCTTCAATGCTGCTCTGCCCGCGACCATACCGGCGATACCGCCAGGAGTACCCATGGCCTCCGCAAGTGCATCATAAGCTACTTGGTCCCAATCATCTACTTCACCTTTGGCAGCCATCTGTTCTGATACAGATGTGAGTCCGCCAGATAATCCTTCACCTGCTAATGCAGCTGCCGGACGCGCTACACCATTAATGAGTGCTTTACCTGTTAGGGAATTCGCAAACTTACCTGGCAACCCTGCAGTTGCTTTAGCAGCTACTTTAGTAGCCCAGTCTAATCTAGCTATTGGAATTGCCTTAACCGCAGCCATATCACCAAACTTCTCAGCAACGGTAGCTGCAGCTGACCATATACGAATACGATCGGCTTCTTCCAGAGTAGGATCTCGACCCTCTACTTTTTTAAATTCGGCAATCGCTTGGTTGCCCTTACCGACAGCTAAGGATGTTAATACTGCCGCTTGAGTAATAGGACCGCCTGCAGTAAACGCAATCATATACGGGATACTATCAATACCCTGCTCTGCAAAGGTACCAAAATCATTTGTAGCCGCGTTCCACGCTGCAGATAGGATACCGTCATTCTCTGCAATAACTTTAAAAGCAGCTTGCACCGCTACCTGATCTTTTCGATTTACAGGAATTTTTTCTTTAACACTTTTACCAAATGCATCAATGGCGTCAAGCTGTGCATTATTTTTCTGTACTTCTTCGTAATCTTTTTCAAGATTTTGGTATATGCCAGATTTCCGAAACTCTTCATTTTCAACAGCAAACTCGGGATCTGTCTGCATGGCCATAAATTTTTCAATATCAGCAGTCTGCGGACGATCCCTAATTCGTCCGTAGTTATTGCCTTTCGTGACTTCTTCAAGAATCTGAAACCCTGCAAACGCCGAAGCACCTTGTACGCCTAAGTCTACACTTGTTTGCCCAAAAGCATTACGGCGATTGCCTAACCACGAAGTAGGAGCTCCTTCAGCAATAGCCCGTTGATCCTCGTCTACATAAGCCCGAAATGATTCTGCCTCAGCTTCACCTAAGTCGGAGTTGTATCGCCCTTGAGCATCTACAAATGAATACGTACCATCACGGTGTTTACTAAGTCCTGTATCAGTCTGTTCTATAACCGGATTAGGATTAGCTTCAACTGGCGAATTTTGTTGCTGTACCCAGCGATCAATGCCTGTTGCGACTTCTCCAGCAGCAGACATTTTTGCACCAGCTACAGCCTCTTTAGCAGACAATAACTTGCTTACAAATTGACTCACGGCGTAGCCTTTCTATTATTTGACTAAGATTAAGTCTCTAAGTGCCGCTCTCTCACTCGCAGACGACACATCAATACTATCCCAATCAATACTTTCACCATCGAGTTTTGCCTGTGTATCTGAGTAGCCGAACCATGATTTATCAACATGCGAACTACCTAATAGACGCATTACTCCCTTTGCGATATCCGCAGGCTCTTTGTATTCAGGCATAGCCGTTTGAATTTTATCCCAAATAGCACTAATGTCGGTAGTCAAGTCTGCATCATCAATAGCTGTAGCGTCAAATCCAGGGCCACCTTCCGTGCGAATAAACTCTCGCACTAGGTTTATTAGTCCCTGCCGATTCGGAGTTTCATCAATCCTTGCATTCCAACTTGCTGATTCAACTGCCTCTGTAACTCGTGCTTTATCGGCTCCAGTTAGGATCTCATCTTTTAACTTAGCTACACGAGAAACACGCGAAAAGTTAGGTAACTCTGACATTGTTTCTTTAGTCAGTCGCTCAACCTGCTTATCATTAAGTGCTGGATTAGCTGCTGCAATGTCTGCCGCCACTGTACGCGCAAACGTACTCACTTCACTGGCCGTAGGATCTTGCAGTACAGGATTACCATATTGATCTATTTTAGCAGACCCATTCGGAAGTAAAACAGGTCTAGAAGACATGCTTGTAAAGGCCGTAGTATAGCGTGGGAATGCTACACCAATATCCGTTGGCGTCAGACGACTACTGGTATTATTAATCTCTTTATTAATTTCCTGTTGTTGAATTGGATTAATGGTTAGATTATTCGCCCGGGCATTATTTATGATACCATTCAAATGATTGTACCGATCTACGGTATTCGTAATTCGGCTAGCGGCTGAAAGTTCCGTGTTAACTAACCGTTCAGCTCCAAGGGTGCGAGTACGCTCATCCTGCGACTGCCCCCACTCTATCATAGCATTACCAAAACGTTGAGTTTGCTGGTTGGACAATGTATTTGCCCGGGTATTAGAATCTTGCGAATTTGCTAATGAAACCTGCCCCTGCTTTAGACGAGTAGGATTATTCTTTTCATTAAACTCATTCGCTTGACGTAATCCTGTTAACTGCTCTGTTAAGCGATCAATCTCTAACTCGTCTTCTTCTTCTTGAACAACCCGGCGAGTTTTATCGTAGTCGCGCTGCTCTACTGTAGCTGCTTGGTTTTCTACTGCAAAGCCGTATCTACCTTTGTCCCTAGCTTCAGCATTAACGCGAAAGTCCTGATTCTGTGCATCAGTAACTGCAGTGTTAACTTGATCCATCTGTAAGAACGCTTGGCTAGCTGCCTCTACTGCAGCACTCCGCTCTTCATCACTTCCCATTGCATTGAGCTCAGCAATGAAACTTTCTGTCTCTCGATCTGCGTAGTCATTAGCACCTTCTTGAATAGCATCACCGAAGCCACCAATAGAGTTACCCAGGTTTTCACCTGATCTAGCTAACGCATTAAGAGCACCTGTACCGTCAGGAGCTGCAACATTCCGCCATGTAATGGGAGTAATTGAGCGAGCCATGAGTACCTACCTTAAGAGCCAATAGTCTTTAAGCGACTGAAATCCGGATTAGCATTAGTTTGTTGAATGAAGTTCTGTCGGTCACGGATATTGTTATTCACTTGTGTGACGTTATCTTGATAGGCTTTCTGCTGCATCTCGTAGTTCCTATCAAACGCTTCACGCTGGAAACCTAACTGTTCTTTAGCTAAGCCAATGCCTTTAAGGGCTGCCCAACCAGAGGCTAGCTTACCTAGGCCACCGAGACCTGAGCCAATCATGTTAAACGTACCCAAGTTAAGCCCGAAGCCATTATTCTGCTTAGGCATCTGAATACCCAGCTGCTTCATGTTACTCAGAGATAGCGGAGGAGCTTGATATGAAGGAGGCGCACCACCAATAGCCGAGTTACTGGCATTCCCCCATAAGTTAAAGTTTTCGTCATCAGGGTTATTTCTATAAAAAGTCATATCTGCGATACCAGGTTCGGCCATAGTATTCTCCTTAATAATAATTGTTGATGTTAAGCTGTTTACCTTAAAATGTCTATCAATATCCTATACCCCAACCTAGAGGATCAGATACTTTCTGCTGATAGTACACATCGTATTCTGAATCTACTTCCAATACTGCAGTTAAGTTCTCCATATAGCTGTACATGTGTTCAGCTAATGTAGGATGGCTAAATGCTCTAACAGATACTTGAGTTAGCAAGCTAGCCATCTGCTGTGCGTTCTCTTGAGTTCCAAATAGCCCTTCTTGTAGTTCTCTAAGAGCTGTCTCTTTGTTGGTGAGATCTAATAACCGCTGGCTATTTGCAGCTTTAAGGTCTTGATAGTCGCCTTGCAGGTCATCTATGCGATCTTGTGATCTAGCTTCTATTACACTGCCACCAAATTCAATAGCAGCCATAGCTGCACCGAATGTATCCATTGGGCCCCAATCGCTAAAGAATGCAGATGGGTCAAAAGCAGTAATATGAGAGAAGTCCACAGTGAAACTACCACTAATACTACTGTACCCGAACGCACTGCCTACAGCCATTCCAGCAATAGCACCAAGTAATTGACCTACTGGGCTATCTCCAAACACTGCGGTAATAGCTAACTTAACAAGCTGTGACACTGCCACTTGAACTAATATGTTTAATGCTGTAGCGCCCCAAGCAATCATAGCTGGAGCTGCAATATGTCCCGCTGTGTACACAACTCCAGGCAATATACTTCCTGCACCACTCCATGCCGGAGGGAAATACCAAGCAATAACAATGATAATAACAATAATAATAATAGCTACAATAGCTGCAAATAAGCTCGGTCTTTGGACAATTACCTCGTAATGCGCAATATACATAGAGGCGTGAGCGCCAACTAAGAATAACTGAGTTACTTCTTTATTTGGTAAGTCTGCAATAAAGTTATGGATAAATGGCGCCATGAGGTCATCACGGTTCCCTAAGTTGAACTTTACCATTTTAAACTTACCACTCTCTCCATCTACCACTCTTAGTGACCCAATGGGAGCTGTCATTGTGTAGGCTTCTAGACCTTCAGGAGTAACGTGGTAATAAGTTATGCTCTGGCCCGCTGTAGTCTCTTCTGAGGCTTGTTCTACGTGCCTAAGTACACCAGATCCATTGTTCTCATAAACTAGGTCACCAGTAAGAAACACTAGTTCACTTACCGTACCATCGGCGTCTTCAAGCACAGGGCTAGGGTTGTTATACGCCATCCGGGTGGTAACTTGCAGCCAGTTAGCTGCTTCAGTGGTAGTAGTTCCTGAATTAGGAACTCCCGAACCATCTAAGAATGCTTGTACTTCTGCTAAGTCATCCGCCTGATAACCTACGTTATACGTACCTTTGCCGGAGGATACGTAATAGTTATAGCGAAGAATACCGTCACTATCGAACTTAGATAGATCTGAATAGTAATACCCGTTTTCTTCACTGCCTGAGTCTGCATCAATATCCTCTAAGGGCGTAAACTCATACGACAGGTAAGACCACTGGAATAAGTACTTATAGTCATCAGTTGTAATGATAATGTTATTCTGGGGCTTATCATCCCCAGGTGGGGATGCATCGTATATGCCTTTAGTAACGCCTTGCGCTGGAAATAAATTCTCACACATATTGTAGAGATAAGACATTCCTACTTGAGTTGTGTCCCACAACCGAACTCCAAAGTTAACGTATACATGATCTAAGTCTCCAGCTTCAGGAGCCTGAGGATCATTCTTGATCGCATCTAATAACTCCTCGAGATCTAGGCTTACTAAGTCACCGAGCTCATCAATCTTAATTACTTCATCCGCTGGTCTACTGGTGTAATCAACATTATTAAGCCTAAGAGGAATAGCAGGAATAGCCTTTAACACTGTTGCATCTATATTGATTTGGTTAACTGGGTTATCTAGATCTGGGTAAGTACCAGTACCAACTAAGTAGATAAACGAGTATGTCACCAATGGTGCGCTATCTAAATAGTAGGAAGTAACATAATGAAGCCCTAGGGGTTTACTAGGTATCGTATAAGGGAGTGTCGTATACGTATCTGTCGTATCAAACACATCTACTGAGTAGTTATCTGGCCCGGAGTTATACACGATCGTAGCAAGATCAATAGGTAATGCCATATTGCCGGTCAAGTTATCCGCAACACCCACATAGTCATTAATGGTAATAGTTAAGTTAGGTGAAGTACCGCCAGTCACTACGGTATCTGTGCCACTACCTGCTGTTGTGAATTCATTCACAATCTCTAATACAGTCTTATCTTCGAAGCTATAGCCTTTGTTCTCTTGCAACCAATACTCTATCCAATCTGTTTGCTTCAAAGCTCGAGTATACGCATGCTCAATTGTGCATGGCACTCCTTCTAAAGTAAGTAAGACTGCAGTAAGTTCATCATAGTCAGGATAAGTAATATACGACTCAATGTCAGGGAACCCTTCGATATAATTCCCGTCTTCAATATAGTCCATAAAGTTCTGGATATCGCCCTTATACTCACGAAACGTAGCTGAGTATACCAGCTCTTGAGCTATGTCTTGATTGCCTAAGACAGTTTCCTTAACCAGCTCAGAGAGTGGGTTAAGATTGTCTACATCGTTAAATAATGGGAGATTATAAACTTCAAAATATTCAATAACCTGAGTCGTCTCTTTAAACCCAAGTAGGGTCATAATGAGCTCAATGATTACTTCAACAATCTGAACTACTATCTCAACAACAGCGACAATAACATCAACTATAGCCCCAATGATATTTGCGATAAATCCCATAGGGCTATAGCCTTATTATACTGGTGCAGCATTCTCAATCTGCGTGTTGATGTTACCAACACCAGTTTCGTTAATAGCGGTGATACCAGTAGCAGCAACACCTGCAGTAGAGATGTTGATACTCCAAGCATCCAGTAGAGTTTTCAGATACTTCTGATTTGCGTTCCACTGGAAGCCCTTAGCCTGCTCTGCATACAAGGTCTGTTGACGACCCATGATACTTGCTGCATCTGCCGCTATCATCGTAGTTTGGTTAGTCTGAGCATACTCAGTAATAGCTTTCTGCTCTAAGAGAGCTATCTCAGCATTAGTCTTTTCCTGACCAATACCATAAGCCACTGCTTGTGCCACAGTTGCCTGTAGAGCTCCCAGGTAAACAGTTGCATAATCTGTACCAGTAATCCTACCTAGCTTGTATTGAGCATCCAGGTGCAGGTTTACGGTCTCCATCAACTTATCGAAGACACCATCTCCGGTAACTACATAATTACCATCTGTTGTAGTGGCAACATTACTCGTTAGATTTGCAATTGTTAAAGTCATGGTACTAGTTACCCTTTAGCTTGTTGTGCTGCAGCTAAACGTTCCATATCAGCTGGTGTCAACGGAGGCAGGATCTGGACATTAAACTTTTTAGTTAAATAAGCTTCTAGAACCTTCTCTCCATTAGGTGCTGTAACAGTACGAAACTTTTGCATCTGTGCAGCTTCGATCTGATCAATAATGATCTGTGGCACATACCAACCATCATCAACATTAAACGGTACATACTTTTTAATCATACGGCCGTTGTTAACTGACGAGCTACCAACTGTGAAGATTAACCCATTGTGTGAGCTCATGAGCGGGTCATTAGGACTAACTACAATACGCTGCATACGCAATGCGCGTTGTTCTTTAGTTAGCTTCTTGACGTGTTGTTCTGGCGTCAGCCGTGTTACTGTAGCACTAAGAGCTTTTAGATCTTTGTCTTCAGCAACTTCAACGTTATAGGTGCCGGCGATAACATCCTTAAGCGTAGACTTAAGCTTCTCTGACCCGGTCTTATGGTGCAGCGTAATACCGTGTGCTTCCAATTCAGCCCGGATATCAGCGTCTTCCATTGTATCAACATTCATTTCGGTATTTCCGTCCATCTTATGAGTCCTTAACTACATTAAAAAAGGAAGTCCCCCAGGAGTGCTTTACCACTCCCAGGGAACCGGGGATAACAATTAGACAGCTACGAGAGCAGTCCAAATAATACCAAGACGCTCAGGGCGTAGAGCCATGAAGCCATAGTACCATTTGATGGAGTAGAACCCTACTTCACCGTACGGATCATCAAGCGAGGCAATCTCTTTACCTGGCTTCTTGTGATTAACCGTGAACTTAACCGACTTACCGTCAGTCTGGAAACCAACCGTAGTAAAGGCACCGTCACCAACAACAAGCATTGGATAGATGTCTGCACCATTCTGGCCGTTACCAGCAGTATCAGCAGCAGAAGCACCGCCACCTTCGTCAAACTGCATTTCTGGAACAACGATAATACGGAACTGGTCAATTGAACCAATCTCACCGTTCATTGTGTTTCCTGCGTCTGCATACTTCTCAACTGAGACGAATGCAGGAGCACTATGCAAGTCAACCATGGCTTTAAGTACTGGGATCAGCTCTGAACCCACATACATAACACGTCCACCGTTAATAGTCTTCGTATCAACCATACGTGAACCAGCGATAACCTTTGTTTGCTTCGGCGTCTTGTTGTTGTCGAGAGCAATCGAAAGGTTCATCAAGTCCGTGTATGTCACGACTTCATCAACAGTCAGCTTAGTTGTGCCACCCATGAAGTAGGCAGTACCGTTAGCTGAAGCGTTAGTAAGCAAGTCAGCCTGGAGTTCTGATTCTGTTAGCTCGTTCGCGCCAACAAGAGCCTCTTCAGTAATGTGCATAAGCAATTCTGAATCTGAATCAAAGTCCATGGATTCTTGAGTGTACTCAGTGAAGAAACCGCGCTTATAGAGGTCGCCTTCGATCTGAATACGTGTGAAACCAACACGGTTAACACGACCACCATTCTCAGTCAAAGCTGGGATCTTGGAGGTAATAGTACCCGTATCTTTAGATGAGCCGTAAAGGTTCTGATCGTTGATAGCGACTTCACCACCAGCACCAGCAGCCGTAACAGCAGCGCCTTCGTTAGCATAGTTAGTGTTCTGCAGAACGCCAGAAGCGTTCCAAGCAGACCACGTACCAGCAACGAGTGCAGTACCAGCAGCATCGATACCTTGATCACCTGTGTTACGAACATCAAGCAATGGAACATAAACGTCTTGCTTAATCTTCTTACCCATGTGCTTAGGCATTGCGCGTACATCAGCCAAAGGCATGAAGTACTGCATGTCGCGAACAGCAATGATCGCTTTCTTGTAGTAGTAGTCGGTCCGCGCCTGCGGGCCTACTGTGGATGCCGTACCGCTAGCAGTGCTAGAGGGAGCATTATACATAGTTTCGTTAGCCATGTTCTTGTCCTGTCTTCAAAGGTTAAGATTACCGGCCAGCATACTTTTTCATAAACTCTTCATCAGATAACCCCAAAAAGTTGTCATCTGATGTCTTCGTCTCTGTCTTCGTCTGCTTAACCGGGGCTACGGCTTTACGCTTCTTATTGCGCTCTGCAGTAGCTGTCGATGTGTCTTCAGTCTCACTCGATACTATGGAAGACTTGGAAGCAGGGGCCTGAGATTTGAATTGACCTGTATTATGCATATGCTCAGCAATCTGCCGATACGCTTCTACATCAGAAATGCCAGCTAGTTTACCTAGCGTCTTTTCCTGCTGCAGTACTGTATTGACTTGATCAAATACACCAGAGCTCATGTGACCATCGATGATACTAATAATTTCGGGCTGATCTGAAATAGTGGCCTTACTTCCAGCATCCCATTCCTTAGTTAGTACATCAATCGTACGCGTAAACGTTGGACTGTCTTTGATCTCATCAAGCACTGTATCCAGGTTATATTCTTTATCCGTTACCGAATAATCTTTTGGCCTGTACTCTTCCGAGCTATCCGTATCAATATCTAAAGGATCTAACCCGCTATCCTTCATTAGCTTAGCAACTGCCTTAGGATCGTTCTTAGATAGATCGATCAAATTATGCAACTTAGCTTCATCAAGAAGACCGTTATTTTCCAACATTTTAATAATCTTCAGATTAGGCTTCAGTTGAGCCATCTTCTTCTGATAGTTGGCGCCCATTTGCATGAGCCTAACAATGTCTTCAGGATCCTTAACCTGCATGTCAGTGCCATTGGCTTTGAAAGGTTGCGTCACCTTTTTATATGCACTTTCGTAATCGGTCTCTGTGGTTTCCTGGGTATCCCCATCTGTGTCCGGCGAGTCTGTCTTACTAGTATCAAGAGATTCTGCGTCATCGTCAGGATCTGAAGTTTCTAACTCCGGCTGAGTATCCTCATCCGGTTGGCTTACTTCTTCAGACTCTTCCTTTGCAACAGTTTGCTCCTGTGCTTCACTATCCAGTTCAGATTCCTCTGAACCGCCTACGTCCTCAGAGGTTTGATCCTCTGAGGGCATTACTTCATCCGCAGTATCGGGCGATCCTTCATCAGGATACCCAAGCGGGTATTGATTCATGAACTCTTCATCTGAGAGTTCTAGTGCTGTTTCAGCCATTAGTGGCTTCCTCCGCTAAGATATCTTCACGAGTTGTCTCGTGGTCTTCTAGCGCTTGTTCCATCTCGTTACCACGGCGAACTACCATAGAAAAATAGTTAGACAACCCACCAACACCCATGATCATAGAATCTACCTTAGCCATGTACTCAGGTGCGAGATCAGAGCTCTTAGCCATTACCAGGCGAGCTGCTTCCTCTTTAAAAAATCCCTCTTCAATAACATCCTTAAACAATTTGTTAGCCTGCAGTTTAAGATATGCGTCACGTAATTTAATCATCTCACGAGCCATATTAATTTGGATTTCTACTTCCTCTAGATCAGTCATGATACGTCCTTATGTAGTGTTTAGGTTAAATTAGTTACTCTTACCTAGCGCGTCCATAGCCTTGCTGTCAAGATTAGCTAAGCGATCGAACTCTTTAGCTTCCATCGCTCTACGGTGTTTATCTTCCTCTGCCTGCTGTTCTCTAGCCGACGAGACACCTGCTTCTTTCTCAACAAAGTCTAAATCATCTTGATCAGCCTTACTATGGAGATTACGTGCTTTAGCTTGTTCAGTCTCAGTCTTCGCTGTTTTAAGCTGTACATCAATCGCGTTCTCTTGACCCTTAGCTTGCTCATTAACAATCTGTGCTTCGAGTAGTGCCAGACGTAGCTCTTGTTCACGTACAGCTGCAGGATCGGGCTGCTGCTGATATTCTTCAATCTTCTTAGCTAAATCAGGCATTTTACGTAATTTAGCTATATCTGCCAGTACCATCTTACTCATGTCTGCCGGCATGCTATTACCCATAGTCTGCAGCATGAAGGCTAATTCACTAGCCTTCTGTTCATCGGCTTCAGCTGTGGAGATATTAAGCTTAATGTCATATTTGCCACCTAGATCATTACGATCAATGGCTACTAACTCGTCATTAGTTACCCGGATAATCTCTGTATCTTCTAAGAATTCAGCATTCATAGAGATAATCTTACGACCTATCTTATTAAGTCCATTAGATAATCTACGTAATATGCCCAGTTCACGCTTAGATGTAGCATCGAGCGCAGAGCGAATACCTGTAGCAGTCGTGCCTAGAGCCTGACCTGAGATACCCTGAGTAAACGCCTTAACACCTGTGAGTGCCTCGGCGTCGTTATTCTGCATGTTAAGCACTTCAAGCGCTGATCTAGGGATCTCTGGGTATGTCTCCATATAGAATGCTTGTCGTGGGTCAATCTGGCTGTTGAACTTATAATCTTCACCCCGCTCATACTTCCTGGCGTTAGTTACNNTGTTCTTACGACGAGGCAGATATTGAATACCAACAAACGGTAATTTTTTATCTGGGTAAGGGTTAGCCTCTAAACGAATAATAGTACTGCCTATCCAGGTACATACAAATGACTCGACCATACCGGTTTTATGAATGTCCCAGTAGCCCCAGTACTCTCGCGCTACAACCTTCTTACGAGCCTTATCCTTAAAGGTAAATGATGTGTCATCACTTGTAATCGTATGGTCAGGCTCATTTAGTATCGAAGCGCTTTCAAAGTTAATGTCATCTAAGTTCTTATACCGACCATCTGCCTTGAGCTCAGATAATGATGTTTCAAAGCTATAGACCATGAACCGAGCCTTATCTAAGTCTCCTTCGCATGTAGGATCAATAGTAAGGTTATCAAAGTGGCATACAGTTAGCACTGGCTGATTCTTGGTAATGATAGTTTTCATTACCTCCCTTTCACCAACTTTAACTTCTTGTTCAATTAGCTGGCCGGTCTGTGGATCCTGGCCTTGCTGAATCTCCATAACATCTTCATAAACTTTACGCTCGTCTTCTTCAAACTCCCAGCCTACCCGAACTACAACAGTGCCTTCATCTACGGCCGTACGGATGTACTCATCAATGAAGGCTACCTTATCAATACGACAATTAAGCTGATAATTCAGCATCACCCCATTCTGCACTGCAGAGGCTTTATCTTCAAAGGTTGCAGGAGACGTGTTAAATAAGTCATCACTAGACAAGAATGGCTCTGATAAAGCCGCATAGCGCCACTCAGCCTGCTTACGCACAAGCTTGGGAACTAGTTTAGATCTACCACGCTTAGCATTAATAGTTTGAACGCCATTTAAGACATTAAGCCAATTCTCTACTTCAATGGTATGCGCCTTGTGGGCAGTATCTGCAGACTCTAAGTCTTGCTTAAGATCTCTAAGCTTTGGTGGGTTCTCCCAATCAACAAGCTCACTGAGATCTTGTTCAGATGAATCATAATCGTCGTCGTCTTTATACTGATCAGCCACGGTTCTTATTCTCCAAATGCTTAGCATAGCTACTATAAGGGGCTTTAACTGCGTTATCAACTTTATATATCTTAAGCCCATCTACTTCAGAATGGAACGAAAGATAATGATTGAATAGCGCTGTGTCTGCCCCACCAACAATAGAGCAGTATATATCATCACTCGTGACGATCTCAGATAAGAAGTATTTCCAAATTTTAGTGAATGCTAACTTACCTGCGGTATCCGGAGCAATAATTAATCCAGCTATCATATAACCGGCCAATGGCCGGTCATATCGATAAAATAAGGCTGCTTCACCTTCCTGGATTAACTTGCAATGCGCAAAGATCATGTCAATATTTCTACCACTGCGGCTGAGTAAACATTACCCATGCCAGCACCTAAGCTAAGGAACTTACCAGATTCTTCCTTAATAGCCAATGCTGTTTCAACTACGGTAGACGCACCCATAGTATGTCCAATTCGTAGTTTATAGTTAATAGTTCTAATATCAGAGAAATACTCATGAATTAGCTTACCTTCGATAAGGTTATCCATAGAGTAAGTACCATGCGTCTTAACGAAATTAATACCTGTAGTATCTACGCCTTCAATAACCTTTCGGTACCCAGCCCCAGTACATGAAATACCTAGAGGACTTGTATGTACTTCGGATGCGACATGCATGCTAGACACGTTAGCTATCGGTGTATTGCCCGTTTTGGCTCTAGTGTCATCAGTCTCAAACACAGTCACATTACAGCCCTGCCCCAATCTAAATTTGATGATATACGGATCATCTTCTTCGCTAGCTAATTTAGATAATCCATACTCTCCAAATACATTAAGGTACTCTTCTGATGTGCCGTTATCTGTCGCAATAACTACTACTGCATCTAGGATCCCTAATTTCATTAAGTTCTGCGCTGTAAACCAAGCAGAGTGCCCACTAATACAGCTAACACTATCGGTAGCTACATAATCAAACTTGCCGATACGATTAGATAAGTGCCCAGCGTATACTTGAGTAACGCCCATAGTAGTTACTTGGTGTACTGGATACTTCTCTGATTTAATTACATCAGTCGAATAGCCTGTCCATACACACCCACCGGAAGCCACAATGAGCCCAACACGTAATGAATCATCACTAGTAAGATTGCGAATAAATTCTGCTGTACCGCTTTCTGCCCCGTTACGGCCCTTGAGCACGTAATCTACCATCTCTGCCGGCATAATCTTAATGCCCTTCGCTACTGCCATACCACCATCAGATACGAGGTGTACGCGTTGCGGGTAAGTAATGTAGTCCACTAATTCCGTAGCTTCTGAATATAGTGAATTGCTATGAGTTATAAACATGCTTTGGCAAGCTCCTGGGCTTCTTCTATGGTAAATGATTTCTGACACCTATCTAATACAAATGTCTTTAGCGCTTTAATAGTAAAATCTTCTGCTTCAACAAAGATTGTTACCTGATCATCATCGATTTCGAATAATTCTGCTAACCAGACAAAAAATAATATCATACCAAGACTGTCTAATCGATCGGCGGCAAAGTTTTCATCCATACTTGTGAAAGGTACAAACTCTACGTTAAGTGGGGTTTCCCGCCCCATAATTGCGTTAACAATCATCAAGAATTCGTCATCCCCAAAATTAAATTCGGTAGATTCTGGCATATGTCCTCGCTATGTGTTTCTAGTTCTTACGTTATAGTGGATTTGACAATACTCAGGCAGTATATGCATAAACTAAGATCTCGTGCAATTAATAGATTAAGGAACAATTTATGGCCCGTGAACGTAAGAGAGCTAAAACTCCTCCAAAAAGGAAACCTACTACAAGTATGTACGAACTAATTGGCGGAGAAAAGACTATCAACAAAGTCGTGGATTTGCTATACGACAAAGTCACCACAGACTCCCGAGTAAGTGGTCTATTAGTTAATATCAATCTGGAAACTAAAACTAGGATGCAACGTATATTCTGGACTAAAGTGTTCCAAGACCTCGATGGCTCTGTAGACGTAGCTGAAGAATTAAGAGCTGCACATGCCCACTTACCACTCACTGATGCTCACTTCGATGTCATTATAGAACACCTATCTAGTGCCTTCACAGAGCTCCGAATACCTATTGAGTTAACCGCTCCTATTATGGGAAGGTTGCTACCTCTTCGTGAGTTTGTACTTAATCGTAGCTAATACAGACGATTTATTTGAACGTATCAATCCCTAATCTAAAGGAAGCCCCATGCCACCTAAAGACACGGAATCATCTGCGACTAAATTTGATGAGGGCAAAGCCCCGTATCATCTTATTCCACCTGAATTCTTAGAAGCTATCTGCGCTATCCTAGCCTTTGGAGCGTCTAAGTATGCAGAACGTAACTGGGAGCAAGGCATGGCCTGGAGCCGATGCTTCTCTGCTTGTATGCGCCATATGTGGTGCTGGTGGGGCGGCAAAGGCCCTACCTCTAAAAGCTTCCTATTCGGGTCTATAGATCCGGAGACTGGGTACTCTCATCTATGGCATGCCGCTTGCTGCCTAGTGTTTCTTGTAACTTACGAAGAGCGTAACATTGGAGAGGATGACCGTCATGTATAACACCCACGGTACTTATGTAGCTACTCTACTTGAGCAGATTGCATCTAAAGAAGTGTCATACAATCACGCGCATAAGCAACTAACCCAGCATGGTATGTCTCCTACTAAAGCCACAGAGCTATTAAACCCTGAGCTATTACAAGACCCGTTACCAGTACTACCTACGTTAGACTTAGTGTCTATATCGCAAGGTGAGCTGCAATCATTCACACAACTACGGCTAAGAGCTATATCTAAGCGCTCAAGACTTCCGGAATCTTCGGAAGCCTGGAAAGTACTTAATGAAGTTATTGAGGGAGAATCCTAATGCCCATAGGCATACCTAAAGACCCTAACTACCGCCACCAATGGAATGGTTCAGGGATGACGGCGTTATCACCAGAGCAAAGAGTAAACGCTATGAAAAACGCGGCTTCTCTTCAACGTGAACGAAACAAAGGTTGGCCTGACAGCATTCAAAAAGAGAATGACGAGACGCGGGAGACCTACAAAGCAGCCGACGCAGAATGGTCCCGGCGAATGCTTAACAGCAAGTGGAAAGCACAGTAATGGAAATCATGGATATTATTGACGAAATACGTCGAGAGCAAAAGTTGTACTGGGCAAATGTCAGTGAAATGAGTGGTGTCTCAGAAAACACATTACTTAACTGGCGTAGTCGTAAGACATCTCCGAACTTAATAGCTTGCGAGCGTGTACTATTGGCCCTTGGCTATGAGTTGGAGGTCGTCAAAAAATGAAACATCCAACGGCAATCTGGACACGATATGACGACGGCTCAATTGACTATATGTTAGTTGAGCCACCAGTAACGTTTTGGCAATTTTTAAAAAACCTTTGGAGATGAACGATGATTAAAGAGCTTAACGATTGGTTAAAAATTATTGCTACATTAGCAGCAGGTCTTACTTTTATTGGTCTCGTTGTTGCATGGGAGTTTGGTAAAGTTATTGCGGTATGGCACTGGATTTTATCATGATTAGAGTTAACTGTGACTACTGCGCTCATTCTTTTCGCCCACACCATTTAATGTGGTCTACTACTGTGTGTGAGGTGTGTAAAAATACAATAGAAAATGAGTTCTATCAACAAGAGGTAAAGAAAGAAGTTTCAAATAACTCTTCGAGTTATCCGAAGTCTGTTGCATTCTCGTAACTTTAAGAAACATATATGCAACTATGGATAATGACATGGTTTTGGACATCAAACTTTGTACACCTTGTGAGGCGATTAGTTGGACGGCTCGACAGTTGGTTGTGGTCAAAACAGACGGCAGCTATAAAGGGCCGGAGAACGTCTACGCGGTCTACGCAAGAATCATCAATGCACAGAGTAATCCTCGCCAAACGCCTCTTGCAGGTACGTAAATTTGGCAAGCTCAAGTAACAGCATTACGCCCGCGCTATCATGTAGATTCGCTCTGATGCAGAGGGAACCTTCTTGGTCCCAGCCAACCACTATACAAGATTCATATAACCCTTTACTACCTTCAAGAACGTCATCAGCCGTTATGTCTGATGGAAAATCAATTACATTGTCTGTCATAGTAAAAACAACTTTCGTTCAACAGCCCGACGCTTAACTAAACCTAGCAAAACCTTTCCTCCAGCTTTACGCCATTTTGGAAATTCATCTGCTGCGCCCTCGTAATCTCCGCGGTTTAGTTTAGATCGGAGGGTTGAGGATTGCAATCGGCCAGAGCCTAGATTAAAGGTGAAACTCACTAAAGCGTCAAATTGGTTCTGGGTTAGTGCTACTTGAACAAGCCGTCGAACGGATCGTTCCACACTTCCCAACTCCTGCGCCAGAAGTGNNTTAAAAGTGCGTGATCCAAACCAAAATGACACGACTGCCGCCCAAATGCCGACAATCTCATCTGACCATACCAGCGAATACATCTCGTTATCGATGTATCCGAACGCTAGCAACAACGTCAGCGCCATAAATTCAATGAACAATAAATAAGTAATAAACGGTCGCACCGAAGCAGCTAAATCGGTAATCCATTGAGACGATTGTTTCGTAAGAGAGGTCTGGCTTTTAAGCAGTGCCTCAGTCTCACGTATGTCTGCCTCCACATGAACCATGTCTAACTTCTGGTTGCCGATCTGGATTTGCTGTTCTAGTTGCTTGTCCATAAGCTGAAGCTCATGCGCCTTATCCTGTTTGTCTTGGAAGTAATCCATGACTTTAGGAAGAAACGACGTGCCAAAACCTAAGAGAGAACCGATTAAACTAATCATTTTATACCTCTTTCATGTTTTATTTCTTTTTCTTTTTATCAGGCTTTTGACTTGCTTCCAGAGCACTTCCACCGCTTACGACTAAGACGCAACGGGCTGTTGGGGTTCTTTGCTGCCTTGGGGTGGTCCTTCATTTGACCAGCCGATCTAGCGCAGTATGCGTTGCCTTTTGAAGTTCCCGGCTTTACCCGTGCGCCACCACCTTTGGCTTTGCCAGCTTGACCGTAACTAACTTTTTTGCCAGATGCTGTGACTTTAACTCTGGCTTTTCCTTTTGCGGGTTGTATTGCCATGTTATTTCCTTTTCTTTGCTGCTGGTGTAGCTGTCTTAGCTGCTGCCTTAAATGACTTAGCCGTTGGCGCACCTTTAGAGCCGGGCTTGCGCATTTTCTCACCGCTACCCGCCTTAATCCGTTTTCGCTTCGCATGAATATTACCGTAAAGTGACATTGATTTACCCTCTCTTTTTCGAAATTGTTGTGCTATTACTCACACATCTCTGGTGTTACGTTAACGGTCGAAACAATACCATAGTTTTTATGATATGTAACGCATTCGGCTTTTCGTTCTGAGAAATACCCGCCGCGAGCAGAGTAACTGTCCTTGGCTGTGAGCGTTCTGTGTTGCGTTACGGTGCAACCCATGTCTTCTTTCTCTTCCATCTTAATCTTGTGGTGATAATGCCCGGTGTGTGCATAACGGTATTTTGTGCCACCCCAAGTCTCAGGAAACTGCGCTGCAAATACTCCCGGCACTTGCGGTAGCTTCTTTAAATGACCGTGGTGAAAGAACAAGGCTGTCGATCCATGCTTGTATTCATAATACGGCAGAGGTGACTTTTCGACAGTTATACGTGGTTCATTCTCGTATAGCGCACCAAATAATGATCTAAGCCACACACTGGATGTAAGATCGTGATTGCCCTCTGCCATCAGGACAACAACTTCTTCATGCTTTGTTAACGCCATGTCCACTATCTGGCGCAATGCTTTGATAGCTGTTTCAATAACTTTTTCTGCGCGTCCATCACTGTCCAAGATATGACCTGATTGCGTTTGCGCAACAAAAGCCGGGAAGTCTGTGTGGAGAAAGTCTCCAAGCTGGCATATGAATCCGACCTTACTATCAGGGGCCATACTCATCATAGTGCCAAATGCCTTAACTAACAAAGCCTCACTAATATTTAGATCCCAGTCGTCTTGCTTTGTTTCTCTGGCCCAAGCTCGCATACCGTGATGGTAATCCGTAATAACATATAGACTTAATAAGTCTTCAGTTGTTTGTTTTGGGGCTTTAATTGGAGTAGCGCGAGGGATGTCCTCTGACATGGCCTGTACAGCCACTCTGATAGCCATTTCTTGCTCTTGGGCATCTCTAGTCGTCTTTTCCCAAACCAGCTTAGCCTCGCCAGTCTGCATATCACGCAAGGTAGAAGTACCAGTTAACTTAAAACCTACAGGAGTTTCGTTAAGCCATCCGTGTTCTGGTGCATAGCCGTGTTGTGCGGCGTTTCTTTGAATAGCTTGTTTGGCTCGTTGTATTGCCGACGCTGACCATTCTGTGTGTTCAGCCGCCGCTGTTCGAGAACCATGCTCACACCAAGCCTTGTATTTGTTCCACTGCTCTTCAGTATTGGCGTATTTTCTTAGAGCTTCGTCGATGGCGTGAGCCATGCCCAGTCTCCTTAAATTTTTTGCGCCGAACCATAAGGCACACAGCGAAGTAATGATGACATTACTTGAACCGGAATCTTTTCAGTGTTATCGATGCAGTTCCCAGAAATCCAAACAACCAACATCCACGGTGCCTGTGGAAAATACAATATTGCAACTTTATCTGCTACCCTTTGAGATTTTGGG